CGGGGCGGCAAGCGTCTGATTTTCCAAAATTATCCTACACCCGTCGTCCGCACCATTCAAGTTTTCGGCATTTGATTTCATTGAATTATCTCCTCACATGAGGGGCGTTGCCGTCAATCTGAGGGGCGTGGGTGTTCTGCAACTTTTCCATTCCGGTCCTCGCCAGACGCTTGCGATCAACGCTCCTGGTGTAGAGCGAAGCCATCCCGCCGCCGTTCCATCCGAAGATTGCTTCCAACTCGGCCACTGAGGCACCCGCCTCGGCAACGCGGGTCGCGGCCAGTTTGCGCAGCCCATGCGCCGACTTCCTCACGCCAGCCTCATTGCAGGCCTTTCGGAACATATTTCCGAAGCTTTCCTTCGTGAGCGGAAGTCCTTTCTCCCCTGAAATGAATACCAGATCGCCGGTCGGACCCTCTCGCAACAGCGCCATGAATGATGGCTGTAGCGGAATGCTGACTTCCATGCCGGTCTTCTCGGTCTGGATTGTCGCCACTCCATCGCGGATATGCTGCCGTCCAAGGCGCACCGCGTCACCGCGCCTGAGTCCGGTGTTGATCAGAACCTCAAACCAGACGCGCTCGCGCGTGCCAACTGGCCAGTGCTTGCAATAGGCAGTTGCATCATCCTCGGTCCAGACGGCGAAGCCCGCACCCTTCTGGCGTTTCGGGTTCTTCACGCCTGCGGTCGGATCAACGGCGACAAGATCGGCGTCGACAGCCCAGCGAAACAGCCCGCGCATGGCGTCAAGGAAGTTCCGAGCTTGTGCAGGTGTCGCGGCGCGCTTTTCCCGGCCCTTCACGATGACGGCCTTTGTGATCGTGGTGTAGCGGGCACTGCCGGCCGATTTGTTCACGCCTGCGAAGATGTTATCCCGCTGCCGTCTTGTGGCCTGCGAAAGATCCAGATAGGCGCTGGTCTCGCGATACATGGCAATCAGCCATTCGAGCGTTCCATGACCGGCGCGGATCGTCCGCTTAGTTCCTTGGCCCTGTAGCGCGGCGGTGTAGGCTTCCCAGAACTCCGGGGTGTCAAACTCCGGCAACCTGGTCCGCTTGCCCTTCTTGCGCCGGAAATAAAGCCGCGCCTGCCCATGGATGGTGACTTCACGATAGCAGAACTGAGGTAGCTTTCTGGCCATGCCCTCAATCATAGGACCGGCTCCGGCTCGTCAATTGGCCGCTTGCCCTGTGGACTGTCATTGTGGATATTGGGGATGATCCGATATGTGATGTTGCCCGCCGTAATCTCGATTGAGCAGCCCTGCTTATTGGCCACCTTGGCGGCGCGGTTCAGGTCAGCTTGTGGGATTAGGGCGGGTGCAGTCATCTCTCCACCTTCGCGCGGTCTTGAGGGATTAGGGCGGTCATGGGCGGGTGGCTAGTTCGCGCTTGGCTTGAGCCAAACTGTTATCAGCGCAGGCGCATTGCGTGTCGTCGCAAACATCGGTGTCCGACCAACACCCGCCCGCCTTTCTGGCATTGGCGTCATTGATCTCAAAAGCCCTCTTGTATGGTTGCTTGTTCAGGAACTCTGGCCTGCGATAATTCCATGGTTTCATCCCGCGTCCTCCTTTGCAATGAGTGCTTCTAGGATGGCGATCAGCCATGCGCGGGCGGGGTCGTCACCCTTGGCGCGGTGGTCTTTTGGCAGACCGTCCAGTGTGGTGATCGTGCATCGCGCCTTGGGGATGGCCGTGCATTGCGTGATCTGAAACCACGCTCCGGGCAGCACCGATTCATGCAGAGCCTTGGCGGCGTCGAGAGAGCCGTGAAAAGCATCGACGGCGTTCATAGCGGAGGGCTGGCCGAAAACAGACAAGGTGTTGAGACCGTCGCCGATCTTCCCCGCCTTGACCTTATCCCTTAGCTCGACAAGGGCTTGCTTGCGCTCACTCATGGGCGGGAGCCTCCGGGGTGGGTGGGAGTGCGTGGAACGCGAACGCTTGGCGCTTGTACGCCTCGATTGCCCCGCGAACTCGGTCCTTCTCTGACAGGTCCGGGCGGGTCAAGGATCGCTCCCACTGAGCCATTGCGGCCTCGGTGCAGATCGCCTCGCGGCTTTCGTATTCGCCCGGCGACCCCTTCACCGGCTCCAGTGCGGGAGGGTGGGCGTAGAGGGGGCGGTATTCGTAGCCAGCCTTGCGAAAAAAGTAGTCGGTTGCCTCGATGGATGAGCATCCCTCCCACTGCGGTATAGCACCCGGAACGCTCGAATACCGAAGCCGTCGCTGCCACGCCACCGGCTCCGTATTGCCAGCAGCACCGACAAGAGCATCGGCAACGATCTGTGCCTGCGCATCGGTTGGGAAGGTCATGACGATTTCGCCGTCAATCAGTTTGTCGGTCGGGTGGCCTTCACGCTTGGCCGATGTACCGACATCGCCCGGCATTGACGCGGGCGCGACGAACACGGCGGGCGCTTCGCAATAGGTGCCGGTGTCGATGACCAGCTTACCCGCGCCAAATTCAATCGGCTTCCGAGCCGCAAGGATATCAAGGCGGATAGACGCCAGTTCGATCTCCGCGTGTTTGCGAACGTCATCGATTTCCATTTCGAAGTCGCCGTTCAACAGAGGGTCGTTCGTCACCCATTCGATGAAAGCCAAGGCGCGTTCAAGTGGGGTTTCATTTGTCGGCATCTGTCTGCTCCTTGATGAATTGGCGGCGGGGTCAAAAGCACAAAGCCGCTCAACCACTGCATTGCCTTTCGGCGTGGCCGTGAACGTCTCCGGGTCAATCCACCCGATATCGATGAAGTGCCTGCGGGTCTGATGCGCCATCGGGCTATTCCAGATGTTGGGCATCACGTTCGTTCCGGGCTTAGTGCAATAGTAGCACTCAAGCAGGATTCCGATTTCATGCGGGGTCATGTCATCTCCGTGTAAATCGGACGCCTTGGCGGCATCGGCTTTGATACCCGTTCTGGCTTGTCTGGTCGGGCAAAGGGCGCGGACTTGATCTTGCCTTGAGGGCGCGTGATGCCCAGGTGCTTCTTGCGGGTGTCTGCGATCTTGGCCTTGACCTTCATCTCGGCGGCGGTCTTTTCCTTGTGGAACTCGGCAAGGGCGGGGAACAGATTGCTTTCCCGATGATCCCCGCCAAGGATCAGCGCGACCTTGTGTTCAAGCTCCCATTTTTCGCCCGGCTGGATCTTGCGGCCTGAGATATGGCAGATGCCTTCCTCGCGGTCATAGATGCGCAGGCGGACCCTTGGGGGCACCTTGGCGTCATCGGACTTGCCGATCCACTCCTTGACGGTTCTGGCCATCAGTCCCAATCCCCATAGCTATCCAGATAGGCCGCGTCTTCTGCATCGCGGCGGCTACGGCAGGCCCCGCACACGCGATAGACGCGCCCGCTCATGCCTTCCTCATAGTCGCGCTTGTCGCGCAGGTCGGTGGCGTGACCGCTGCACCATTCGCAAGTGCCAGTCGCGGCTTCGATAGCCTCTGCCTTCCCCTCATCGGACTGGCGATAGGCGCGCTCTGCATCGACGCACTCTTGGCACATATCGATCATTTCGCAGCCAAAGCTGTCTGTCTCGCCCTGCACCCTGACCACGGCTAGGCGGTCTGGATGTTCGTCGCACGTCTGGCCATCCGGCACCGCGTGAGCCGTACCGGAAAGCGTTGAAATCGGTCCCGTTACATCGGCCATCCCTACATCCTCGCCAGTTGGTTCTCGACGCGAAGCGCCTCTGTGGTGGCGTCCTTGAGGGAGCCGGTGAGCGGACGCCATGCCTGGCGCTTCTCACGCCGTGCGGCGATCTGTGCCCGAATGACGGCCCGCCTGCGTTCAATGTCTGCCGCCTTGCGCTGCATCTTGAGACGGGCGCGGCGGGTGAACCAGTCGCGAACTATTTGGGTCAGGTTCATGTCCGCTCCCTCACCATTGAAAACCGCCCTGTCCGCCCGGCCCGATATTCAGCAAACCCGCCATCGGTATAGGCATACAGCCCGGCATAGGGCAGAAGCCGCCAATAGGTCCGCCATGTGTTGGGGATCGCAAAGACAGCGCGATAGGCTGCCCAGCAGAGAGCCCATTCGATCAGCGCGCTCATCCGATCTCTCCCGTTGCAATGTCGCTCGGGGCGGGGGTGAGGGCGGCACCGTAGATGTATTCCTCGGGCGACATTCCTTCCTCGTAAGCGAAGTCATCCGCGCTCACGTTGAGGTATTCCAAGAAGAGGTTCACGCCCGCTTCCCTGTCGTCTGGATAGGCCTTGAGAACGTGGTGCTTAGCGTCGTATTGTCTGCTCATGCTCATATCCTTTCGTTGTTGGGTAACCGGCGGGGCCAAGGGGATAACCCCGCCGGTCTAGACGTGCTGCGGGTGGGGAACCGCGCTCGTCATGGGGATAGAAGGTCAGCCGGCTCGACGCCGATCACGCCGGCCAGGTATTTGATGCAATCACCCTCGCTGTAGGGCTGCCCCAGAGAATTCACGCCCTTGCCAGCGAACTTGATATTTTCCTTGATGGTCTTCGCCTTTCTCGTCGTGGCTTCATTGGCGTCGGCGAAGTCGCCTTTCATCGCTCTGGCCTGATTGTCGACCACGCTGTCATCTGGCCCACGCGCTGCCCACAACTGCCGGAACGCCTTGATCAGCAGTTCCGTGTCCGGTTGGGCAGAAGCCGACGCGGGGGAGGATGAGTTCGCATCGGCAGGCGCTGCGTCGGAGGGGGAACCCGCCGCTTCGCCATCTGGGGTGTCTTGGATTTCCTTGGCTTGCTCGCCAACGTTGCCCGCTTCCTTGCGGAGCGTGTCGGGATCAACCCCGGTGATCCGATGCAAAAGCTCCATCATCTGATCAAGCGCCTCGGTCATTTCCGGGTCGTCAAGTTCGGTCAGCGACTTCGGATATTGCATCCACTGGCCGCTGACCGTCTTCGACAGGTTGACGATGCCGAGCGCCAGCTTGATTGCCTCGCTGGCTTCATCCTTCGTCTTCCATGGTGTCTCGCACTGCTTGATTGCGAGACCGAGGACAGCCCACCACTTCCTTACGAGAACGCGGTCCTTGTCTTCGGTGAACCGGACATTGACCACGGTCCCGCGCCGGTAGCTGTCAATGCGCTCGGAATCAAACGGAGTGGCCGGCACAAGCTTGCCGCCTTCAATGATCATGCGCAGCGGGGGATAATCGTGCTTGCTCATCACGCACCGCCTATGCGCTTTTCAGCGCGATTCTTGATCGCCAGAGCAATGCCCTGATTGACATCATCGCCGTCGAACACGGCGAGCGGGTCACGAGCGGCCCAAGCTTCTTCAAGGCTTTCCAGGTCTTCGGCTGTCAGCAGATCTGCTTCAAGTTCCTCGAAGAAATCGGATGCATCGAACGGCTCTTGAGCATCACCCTCGATGATTTCGCCATCATCCGTGACAATCTCGCCGTCCATGGATTTGTGGGCCGGTTCTTCGCCGGGTGGCGGCGGTGGCGGCGGCGGTGCCTTCGGTGTGACATCGCGCATTTCGGCAATCGTCGCGCCTTCATCTTCATCGTAGATGCCAGAGAAGCCGAACGCATACCGCGCCGCCTGGATCATGGCCTTGTGCCGAAGCATCCGGTGTTTCATCTTCCACGGCTCTGTCGGGCGAACGCATTCATCAAGATATTCAGTCACGACGACCGGCCCGGCGCGGTCCTTTCGGTACATTTTGCATGTGCAGGAAACCAGCCCGCCCTTTTCATCGTGTTCCATTTCGAACTCGAACCCGTCGCACTGCCCGTGGCTGTTGACGAGGGAAACCCAGCCGTCGATCGACAGGACAGGAACGATGCCGCCGCCTTTGGCCGGAAACGCATAGATTTCCTTCGTCAGCGGGTTGAGGCCGTACTCATTGGCCACCACCATGAATGCGCCGAACTCCGCTTTTGTCAGAGCGCGGGCGTCCCGGCCCTTCGGCGAGCAAGTTTCGCGGACGGTCAACTCAAAGGCCGCGGCGTCCATGTTGTATTTTTCGGCAAGCACTGCGGTTACAGATCGGCGCTCGGTCGTGGTGATTGCGTTCATGATCAGACTGCCTTTTCGATCTCTTTGATTTCCATGCCGTCGAACGGCATTCCAGACTTCGCCGCCCGGTTCGCCAGTTGGTCGATCACGGACTTGATGTCGGCATGGTTCATGGCGACGAGCGCCGCCGCCGCCTTCGCATAGTCCGTCACAACTCCGGTCTTCTCGACGCGGATGCTGACCTTTGCCCCAGTGCGGCCCGCTGAAGAGCGTTTGGTCTCGGCGTCACGCTCTGCCGCCTCTGCCTTCGCCTTCGCGTCTGCGGCTTCCTTTGCGGCGTTCTCGTCGCCTTCGCTGGCCTTCTTGAGGGCTTCAATCTCAGCCTGGCGCGCGGCGGCGGCTTCCTGCATGGCCTTGCGCTGCCGTTCTTCCTCGGCTCGCTTCTGTGCGATCAGGAACGGCTCGACGTGCCGCTTCAAATCCTTCGCCAGCGCGTCGGCGCCGTCCGTGATTTCCTTCCACTTCGCATCGACGGCGCGGCCACCTTCAAGGAAAGGCTCCTTCTCGGCCTTGCGCATGGTCTCGGCGCGGTTCTTGATCTCGGTCAACCGCTTCGCCCAGACCGCGGCCTTGTCGGCGTCGTTCTGCTTTTCGATCTTGGCCTTGAGGAACGGTTCGGCGGTTTCCTTCTCGCCAATCAGTTCGATCCTGATTGCCTCGAACGGATCGACATCGCCGGAGTTGTCGCCGATCGGTGCGGGCGGCGTGTCGTCCCACGTCTTGTACGCCAGCGCCTTTTCATAGGCGGCGTATTCGATCGGGTTCCTGCAGCACCATGTCCAGATGTCATCGGCGCGGACTTCGCGGCCGGCGCGATAGGCCAGCCATTCGCCGGAATCGTCATCCTGCCAGATCGCGACGGGTTCCCATTCCCCGCCCTTGCTCTTGGTCCGGTAATAGCCCTGCTGCGGATCGCCGTCATGGATCGGGCCGAAGTTGCCCTTCAGCGCGGACTGCCACCATGCCCACTTGTTCACGATTGTCGCGGCGACATCGCCGGCTTGGATTGCTTCAGACATCGGATTTCCTCTCAGCTAGATTGTTGAATTTCCGGATCAGCGGCGCCCGCAATTCCCGGTCGAATGTCTGCCGAGCCATGGCCGCTATTGCGTCGAGCCTGCGGTCTACTGGCAGGTGTGAAATGCTGGCCAGGTATTGGGTGATGATCTGGTCGGCGGATTGCTCGCGGAGGGTGGTCGCGGTCATGGCGACTTCTCCAGAGCGGCGCGGACAACGGACAGCAGGCGCATTTCCTCATTGGGAACCGGCGTCGGGGAGTCCGTGAAATATTCAACGTCGGCGCGGTTGTCGAAATAGTCTTCGCACTCGTCCAGAGCCTCGCGAAGTGAGGACGTGGCCTTTTCCTTGGCGGTGATGGCCGACTTGGCCTTCAAGAGCGCCATGGTCAGCTTGGTCCACTGAGGGCCTGTTTCAGCGCCGCGCCGGGAGACTTCATTCGCTGCGGCGATCAGGTCACGAAAGGCTTGGATCTCGCTCATACCGGACCCCCAGTCTTGCAAAACATCCAGAGCACAGCCCCAAGGGCGGCAAGCATCGTGAGAACGATCAGCAGGCTTTCAACCGGCGTGAATGGAAATGGACGGATTTCGCACTGGCGAGCGCGCTCCAGGTTCTCCCCGTCGAACACGATGCAGGGGATGTTGATCCCGGTCATGCAGCGCTCGTCATAGTCAGCGCAGGCAGGCCAGCGGCAGGTTACAGGTCGCGGATCCATTTTACGCCACCTTCCGGAAATGCCCGTCCGGGTCGTTGCCGCCCAGACCGGTGTAAACAAGCCCAGCCTCGGAATGAGCCTTGGCGATGAAATCCTCATCGGCGAGAAGGTTTTCCTTCGCCAGTTCGGCAAACTCCGAAATGCGAGGGTCTGTGTGATCGAGAAACGGCCAATACCTGCCAGATGCATATTTCTCGACGCGCTTGTTGATCAGCTTGATATCGTCAATCCTGACCTCGCCGTCCTCGTCATCTACGGAGCCGGTAACGCGAACGTCGTTTTCCATGATCAGGATGTCGCCCTCGGTGATTGTGGCGGTCCATTCGAATTTGACTGTCGTTGCCATTGCGGTGTTCCTTTCCCCGTCGCGGGGTGGGGTGGGTCAGCGGGCGGTCGCGTTGGCGACTTCGGCGCGGTTCACAACGTCGATCAGGACGCGGGTCAAAGCCGTCTGCTCGACTGCCGCTTGCCCCGGAAGGGACTTGGCAACAGCGCCGCAGATCACTGCCAGCTTCTTGAGCGCCAGAAGTTCGATCTGCGTGATTTCGATCTGTCCGGTCATGTTCCATTTCCCTTGTTGCCCCTCCCTCTCCGGCCTTGCGGGGGTAGTGGGGGGATGAGTGTTAGGGCGAAGTTCCATTTCCGTTTCCCTTGTTGCGCCTCTGGGGGGGGGAGTTGATGAGTTGGGCTGGTTGCTCATGCTCAGGACGGCAAACCTTCGATCATGTGCCGCACCATTTCCGTGGCCTGCCCATAATCAAACAGGTTGGTTCCGGTCGGCTCACGCACCGCTGGCCAAGGCGTGTTTTCGTTGTAGTGCTTCTGAAAGCTGATCCCGCTGTCGGGGCTGAAATCGGCGGGCAACTTCCATCGAAGGAATTGCTCGGCCATGTGCTTGATCTGGTCTTCCGTCATATCCGTGTCTCCTGATGAGTGGTTTAAGCGGCCCAGACCCAGCCGGTCCGGTAACGGTCGGTGGTGACCCAGTGGCCGGAAAGCTGGTCAGCAATGGCGCTCGAAAGATTGGCGCGCTCCACCAGCAGGGATGCGATGCGCTTGCGGTCCATGCCGAGCTTGGCAGCGAGCCGGTAGATTGCACCTATGCGAATTTCCTGAACCGTGGTCTGCATATCCGTCTCTCCGTTTGCTTCTGTCTCAGCCTGCCCCTCGTCTTCGGCCCGGAGGCGATCAGTGGGTGGCTGATAGGGAGGAAGGTAAGGCAAACTTACATTGGATGTCAACCGGGAAATGTAGGTGCGGCTTACTTTTTTGTTGACGGGATGTAAGCCGAGGGTTTAGGGATGGGGCAAGTGATGGGCAACCGGGTGCAATTCCCGTGCTGGTGAAGCCCACGGCGCAGGAGCGAAGTCCTCAAGTGTGCTGCCAGAAAATAAGGACGAGGTGTCGCCAATAGCCCCTCTGCCAATCGACCGACCGAACGACGGTTCAAGTCGAGGCAAGCGTTCCCTCTGCTTCTTGGAGCTTTGATCGGCTTTGAGGGGTAGGGGGAGCGTTTGCCTTCTCCCTCCCTTCTCTCGGGTTCAAAACCTCAGAAAAGAAGAAAGATAGAGGGTTTAGGCGTTACCCGCGAGAGCGATGTAGTGGACACTGCGAACCGACGATGACGGGAACCGCAATTCCTTGGCCGGGTTGAACTGTTCCAAAACTAACTCGTCGCTGTTGTGCCGCAAGAATTTTTTGACGTATGCGAGCGGCGGGCTGTCGTCATCGACGCATACCTGGGCAATCACATAGTCGCCCTTCTTGACCCTTCGGCGCGGATCAACAAAGCAAATCTCTCCGTCTTCGTATCTTGGCGACATCGAATCGCCAGAGACTGCCACGGCGTAGGCGCCAGAGATGCTGGATATGACAGGCGGGGCCATGACCTCGTATAGAACGCTTCCGTTCATCGAGAACTCACCATCAACGCCGCCGACCGCTTGCCCGAAGACAGGGATCATCGGCCCCGCTTCGGAAATTTTCGCGCCGATCCTGGCATTAGAAGCTTCGACATCCGCTTGCACTTTCCGCTTGAGCCTGTCCGAAATAGGTAGTTGTCCATCACCAGACAGATACCATTCCATCGATCCGCCCAAAACTTCGGTCAGCAACTGGTAGCGATCAGGATGGGGCTGCGTCTGGTTAAGCTCCCATTGCGTCACCGACACGCGGGACACATTCATGAGCTTCGCAAGCTGGGCCTGCGTCATGTCCTTCATTTCCCGCGCCTTGCGGATTCGGTCGCCGATCATTTCCATAGTTCAACCGTAAAATCGGCAGGCGTAAATTTCACCTACATTCGCACTTGACAGAGAATGTAGGTGTAGCTTACCTTCGCCTACATGATCACCATTGTTCAAAAAGCGGCAGAGAAGGCGGGGGGCGTAGTTTCGCTCGCACGTGAACTCGGCATCAAACACACGGCTTTCTACTCGTGGAAGCGTGTCCCTGCGGAGCGTGTGCTTGATATCGAGCGCGTCACGGGCATCGGGCGTCATGAGCTTCGCCCCGACCTGTTCACCACTCCCGAGGTGGCTGAATGAACACGATCAACTTTGATGCAGCGGACGCTCAAACCGGAGAGATCGTAGAAGTTCCTACTGTTGCGGAGCGCCGCCCTACCTGCCTCATCCTGAAAGACGACACAACTTACGAGCAGTGGGCCGAAATCGGTCAATGGCTCCAGACTGTCGAGCGGTCGGTTATGTGGTGGATTGGCGACTGGGTTCGTTTTGGGGAGCATCGGTGGGGCGAGAAGTACGCTCAGGCTATCGAAGCCACCGGTCATAGCTACCAGACGATTGCCGACGCTAAATGGGTAGCAAGCCGGTTCGAATTTTCTCGACGTAAAGAAAATCTCAGTTTCTCCCTCCATAAGGAGGTTGCTAAGCTTTCGATAGATGAGGCAGACCGGCTGCTTGATAAGGCAGCGCGGGACGGATGGACGGTCAGGGAAACCCGCGCTCATGCCAACCGCATCAAGAACGAAGCCCGTCTCCCCGCCGCGTGCGCCACTGTAGAAGGCCGCAAGGTATTCGACTTTGAAGCTCTTGTCCGTAACGGCGAGAAGTTCGGCACCATCTATGCTGACCCGCCATGGCTCTATGACAATCAAGGCACCCGCGCCGCGACGGGCAACCACTACGGCGGAATGACGGTCGAAGAACTTTGCGCTCTCCCGGTCAAGGATATCGTAGACAAGGACGCCCAGCTTCACATCTGGACTACAAACGGCTTCCTTTTCGAGTGCCCGAAGATTTTCGAGGCGTGGGGATTTGAGTTCCGTTCGTCTTTCATCTGGGTAAAGCCGCAGATGGGCATTGGCAACTACTGGCGGAATAGCCACGAGTTTCTGCTGACAGCAATCCGTGGCGATGCCAAGCGGTTTAACGACCGTTCTTTGATGAGCTGGATGCAGTGTGAGCGTGGCGTCCATAGCGCCAAGCCTGAGCAAGTCCGGCACTTCATCGAAAGGGCTTCTCCCGGCCCGTTCCTCGAAATGTTTGCTCGGTCTGGTTCGCCCAACTGGACCGTCTGGGGCAATCAAATCCCCGGCAACCTTCTCGACCACGGCATGGCTGAGGTGGCGTGATGAATCCATTCGAACGCTCACGCCAAGTAGAAGCTGAAGCAATGCGCCGCCTCACTCCGTTCATCCATGAACGCAGCGGCACAGCGGACCAGCCGGGACGGTTTGTTCTTATTGAGAAAGGCCCGCTCGCAAAAGACCTTCAGGCGACAGTCGGTGATGTCTTGATGACAAACCGAAAAACCGGAGGGCTGGTAAGCGTCGAGATAAAGGCCGAACAAAAACACACTGGAAACCTTTTCATCGAGTGCTGGAGCAATCTCAATCTCCACAGCGCCGAAAGCTGGGAGGCTCGCGGTAGCAATCCAGGCTGGGCTTGGAAGTTGCACCCCGGCTTGCTGTTTTATTACTTCCTCGATGTGGACGCGCTTTACGTCATCAAAGGCTATTCGCTTTGGAATTGGATGCACAACAAGCCTTCGCAGAGCAACGCGATTGGCGCGAGCCGCATCCACGACTTCCGGAAGATAAAGGTTAGTTCTGACCAGATGAATGACACCTGGGGGCACATTGTGCCGCTCCTCGTGCTTCAGGATGAGGTCGGCGTTCATCATTTCAATCCGCTTTCATTGATGGGAGCCGCCGCATGACCTCCGACCTCACCTGCATGGAAGCCGTAGAGGGGATATCGCCCCGCTCTGCGCAATCTCGTTTCAAGTCGGGCAGCGGCGCAATAGAGCCGTCCGGTCCCGCATGGTCCACCGACATGCAAACCGCCCCACGCGGCCACACAGAGCCGGTAGAGCGCAAGACGAAGGATGGCGTGGTCACGGATCAAGTATGGCGTCCTGACTGGATCTGGGCGGCTTCCAAGTGCGGCAAGGTGATCGCGACCTATTTCGCCCAGCCGACGAGCGGGCATCCCCTTGGCCAGTGGGTTTCATTCCGGTCCGACTGGGAGCGCGAGCCCGGCGATTTTGAGTGGCCTTTGGCATGGCGTCCTTTCATTGAGGGTGATTTTCCCCGCGCCGTGATCGACAAGAATGCCACATATCCCAACTGCAAGGCCCCGGAATTTCCGGCGCATCTGGTGAAGCCATGACGATCATCACATTTCTCGACCTCGCGATAATTGGCCTGCTTGCCGGGATCATCGTGTTCGCCCTGTTTGAGAAGCTGGCGGGCAACCGATGACCTCACTTCCTCAGCCCATCGACAATCCTGGCGACGATTTCGCCAAGAGGTTCCTCCGCCTTTGGCAGGAGGGTGAAGACACCGCTTCCATTGCAGAGATCTGCGGTGTCCGAGAGTGCGTTGTTTACAATTTCCTTCACTGGAAGCGGTCCGGCAAGACCATCCGAGTGAGCGTCCATACCCTTTCGCGGAGGGCTAACCGCCTCGTCGGCCCCTACAGGGGCGTCTAGTCCAATCAATCTCTCCGTCGCTGTGTTGTTCATGAGGATCAACATAGCGACGGAGAAAACCAAAGTGCGTCAAGTTTCAGACCACCAACCCAGGGACGGGGAGCGCCCCATGAGTACGAGTTCAACATTCGATTTTGGAGACTACGCCCGCAAGAGCGTCGAGCTTGAGGCACGGCGGCACGGGGATCAGATCAACGCCATTGATACCGTCGCAAGGCGTGTCGGGCTTGGATCGCGGGCTTTGCGCCGCCTCATGAACGGGGAGCGCAAGACCTACACGCCGGCGCTGATCACTCGTCTCAGGCATGCCTACTACGAGACCTTGCATCGTCAGGTGATCAAACTGCAACACGCGATCGACATCGAGATAGCAGCGAACGGAAATGCCAATGCTGATCTGGGACTTCTTAAGGCTGAAACTTCGGTTTTGGCTGAGAAAATTGAAAAGGCAAAACAAGGATCATGACAATTGAAAATCCTTTCCTTCGACATATCCAAGACCAAAACCGGATGGGCGCTTTGGGACGTTGCGTTTCGAAACGGCGTCCTTCCGGACATGCGCGGCATCAGCGGGATGCGGACAGGATCGTTCAAGACGGAAGGCGACACGCTGTTTGAAGCGGTGGCGTCGTTCCAGCCTCAATTCGTTCGCGTCGTCAAAGAGTGCAATCCCGACTTCGCTTCATACGAAGAGGGTCTTCCAAACATCAAGAGCTACGTGGGCGAAGGTGGAAAAGAGTCCGTTAATTCCAGCGCTCTCGTCCTCAATCGTCTTCTGGGAAGCGCACAAGGCGTCCTTATGGGTCTCAAGACTCCGCATGAAAGCGTCCCTGACCAGACATGGCGCAAGGCGTTCCTTGGCTTTGGCCGGAAGACCGGGTTTTCAAAAGCCGATTACAAGCGCGCTGCAAAGGCAATGTGTGACGAGCTCGGCATTGACGCCAAGAACCAGGATGAGGCGGAAGCCGCTGGTGTTTGTTTCTGGACCGCATTCCACAGCCAGCACCTCAAGAACATGATTTCCGAGGTGGCGGCATGATCGCGTCCGCCAAGATCCATGCCCGTCGATATGAGCAGCGGTTTATCGAACTGCGGACGGGGAGGGCGGCGGCGTGAGGGCGCTTGATCTGTTTTCCGCAGCGGCCGGCGGTTGGTCCCTTGGCTTGCACCGGGCCGGGTTCGAGACGGTCGCGGCTTGCGAGTTCATCGACTGGCGCCGCGCGCTTTACCTCCAGAATAACCCCGGCGTCAGGATGTACGACGATGTCAGAACACTCACTGCCGACCAGCTTCTTCGAGATATCGGGTTTCTGCCAGACATCGTCGTCGGAAGCCCTCCCTGCCAGGACATCTCCAGCGCGAACACAAAAGGCAAAGGCGTTGAAGGCGACCGGAGCGGGCTGTACTTCGAAGCCGTCAGGATCATCGGAGAAGTCCGACCTCGTTGGTTCGCTCTTGAGAACAGCTCTAATCTCCGAACTCGGGGCGCTGACGCCGTGCTCGCTGCGCTGGAAGCCATCGGCTACACCTGCTGGGCGTTTGTGGTCCGTGCTTCAGACATCGGCGCCAATCATGAGCGACCAAGATCATGGATCATCGGGTGCGACCTCTCCCAAATTGCCGACGCCGATAGCTGGCAACAGCGGGATCAATCGGAGCATGGTGGACGGCGTTCGCGCTGGGCCGAATCGTCCGAATGTGAAGACACTCATCAATCAGGCGCAGCGTCTTCCAACGCCGATGGCTTCGGACGGGATGAAGGACGGCAAAGGCGGCGGGGCCGGATCGACCTATCCATTCCGCAAGATACTGGCCACGCCGCGGGCATCCGGTGCGCACCACGGTCCGGAGATAGCGAAAGCCATGGCAGCGCAGTCAACGGGCGTGTCGCTGGTCACGCAGATGGAGATGGGCAGGCGCTTAGCCACACCTCGCAAGACGGACGCGGACAGGGGCTTCCGCGGGGACGTGCTGGCTCAGTTGCAGGGGCAGAACAACAAGCATGCCGGGATGCAACTCCCGACGCCCACGGCGGCCCGCTACGGCTCTCAGAGCTATCCGGAAGACCCGAGCCGGAAACGCCCGTCGCTGGAGACGCTTCTCTCGACGCCCCGCGCATCGGACATGAAAGCGGGCGGGAACGGCGACACGGGCCGGATGGGCACGGTTCGGCATCAACTGCAGAAAGCGCAGGAAACGCTCCCCACGCCGACGAAACGGGACAAGAGGCTGGACTCCTGGAGTCCAGCCTACGACCGGCGCAAGTCGCCGACGATGGATGCGGTTCTGGACGGAGCGCAGACGGGCAAGGCCCCGGAGAAGTGGGTCTATGCCCGACAGATAGCGACTATGCTCTCGGACGCCGGGCTGACTGGTCCCTCGATGACCTTGCCCATCACCTACGGGTGGATGCTGGGCTATCCGCCTGGGTGGCTCAGTCGCGCATTGCAGTCGGCGGTCCAAGAGGGACTTCTGCGGCATCCCTCATTGTCGAAGCGTTCGGGGACTCGGTAGTGCCCCAGATTCCAGAGAGCATCGGCAGGGCCATCCTGCGAACCGAAGCGGCATTGTCCGCTGTCTATGGGAGGCAGGCCGCATGACTCCCTCCCTCTCCCCAGTATCCCGCCTTTACCTGAACAAGGGGATTGCATCATGAGAAACTACGACGAATTTCTGGCGCACAAGCGCATCATGGACCCGGCGACGGGCATTGCCGCGGCGGTCGATGTTCCGGGGTTCCTTTTCCCGCATCAGGCAGACATCGTGAAATGGGCACTCCGGCGCGGGCGGGCCGCTATCTTTGCCGGGACAGGTCTCGGAAAGACCGCAATGGAGCTGGTATGGGCTGATCACGTTGCCCGGCACACTGGCAAGCCGGTTTTGATCTTCGCCCCGTTGGCCGTGTCTCACCAGCACATTCGCGAGGGCGTGAAGTTCGACATTGCCGCGGCGCTGACAAAGACCAGCGGAGACACGGACGCGCCGATCCGGGTGACGAACTATCAGAAGATCGACCACTTCAATCTTGATGACTTCGGCGGGATCGTTCTCGATGAAAGCTCCATCCTCAAAAGCACCGATGGGAAATACCGGACGCGGCTGATTGAAGAATGCGCCCGCGTCCCGTTTCGTCTCGCAGCGACCGCCACGCCGGCCCCGAACGATTTCATGGAACTTGGCAACCATGCGGAGTTCTGTGGCGTCATGTCCTACACCGACATGCTGGCGACGTTCTTTGTTCACGATGGCGGCGACACTCAAAAATGGAGATTAAAGGGCCACGCCGAAAGCGAGTTCTGGAAATGGATGGCGTCATGGGCGGTCATGCTGCGCAAGCCGTCCGACCTCGGATATGACGATGGCGGGTACGATCTGCCACCACTCAGGCAAAACCAGCATTCGGTGTCTGTGGCATATGAGCCATCTATGGAGACCGGCCTGCTTTTCCCGATGGAAGCGCGTGGGCTGTCAGAACGCATCGCCGCCCGGCGCGATACCGTTGCGGAGCGTGTCGAGCTTGCTGCGAGCCTGACCCCTACAGATCGCCCGTTTGTGTGGTGGTGCAATCTCAATTCCGAGAGCGAGCAACTGGTCAAGGCCATACCTGGCGCTGTTGATGTTCGCGGATCGGACAGCGACGAAGCCAAGGAAAAGAAGCTGGCCGATTTCACTGATGGCAAAATCCGGGTTCTGATCACAAAGCCGTCGATCGCTGGATTCGGCATGAACTGGCAGCACTGCGCCGATACCGGGTTCGTCGGTCTCAATGACAGCTTCGAGCAGATCTATCAGGCGATCAGGAGGTTTTGGCGGTTCGGACAGACGAAGCCCGTCAATGTCCATTTCATCGCGGCGGAGACCGAGGGCGCGGTGGTGGCAAACCTCAAGCGCAAGGAAGCCGACGCCGAACGCATGGCCGCATCCATGGTGATGCACATGGCCGATTTAACGAGCGAACAAGTGCGTGGCAGCGCACGAGTTCGCCCTGACTACAATCCGACCATTCCAATGACAATTCCAGCCTGGGTAGGGGAGTGCCACGTATGACCGTGAAAGCAATCGAGCAAGTCATAACGGACAGTTACGCGATATATCAAGGGGATTGCTGCGAACTGATCCGGGGCGTCCCGTCTGAAAGCGTCCACTTCGGCATTCATTCCCCGCCGTTCGAGGGGCTTTACAAGTTCTCGAACTATGACCGGGACATCTCCAACAATGACGGCGCGGCATTCTGGGAGCACTACGCCTTCCTGATCCAAGAGCTTTTGAGGGTGACCAAGCCGGGGCGCATCCACTCGGTCCACTGCATGCAGTTGCCGACCAGCAAGACCCGTCACGGCTACATCGGCATGCGGGATTTCCGGGGCGAAATCGTCAGGGCCTATGAGGATGCAGGGTGGATATTCCATTCCGAGGTCTGCATCTGGAAAGACCCGGTAGTGGCGCAGCAGCGCACGAAGTCGATCCGGCTTTTGCACAAGCAGATCACGAAGGACAGCACAATCAGCGGCATGGGCCTTGCTGATTATGTCGTATCGTTTCGTAAGCCCGGAGACAACGAAACCGCCGTATCGGGCATGTTCGAAGAATGGGCCGGCGACGATAGCCTTGACGTGTCCAGAGAAGCCTATGAGCGGCATGCGGCGCAGACAAGGGCAGAAGGCCGGCAGGCGTGGCCGTTTGAACAATGGCGGTCAATTCTCGTCTGGCAGCGATATGCCAGCCCGGTGTGGTCAGACATTAACCAGACGCGAACATTGCAGTATCGCGGTGGCCGCGACCAGAAAGACGAACAGCACATATCGCCGCTGCAATTGGACGTGATCGAGCGGTGCATGGATTTGTGGTCATGCGAGGGGGAAACGGTCCTGACCCCGTTCCTCGGCATTGGCAGCGAGGTCTATGTGGCCGCGCAAATGGGGCGCAAGGGCATCGGGTTCGAACTTAAGCCGTCATATTTCGCTCAGGCTGTCCGCAATCTCGCAGCGCTGAAAAAGGCCAAAGACGATACGTTGTTCGGAGCAATGGCATCGTGAACATGCATACGCCCCTTGAAGCCCCGGCGAACATTGAGGCCGAGCAGGCCGTGCTAGGCGCGCTCCTGATCAAGAACGACGCCTATGACGTGGTGTCGGCGGTGGGTCTCAAGCCGGAGCATTTCAGCGAAAGACTGCATGCCCGGATATTCGAAGCATGCGGCGAACTGGTCAACGCGGACAAGTCGGCAAATCCTCTGTCGGTCAAGAACCTTCTTCCCTCCGGTGTCATGGTCGGGCAGCAGACGATTTCGCAGTATCTCGCATCTCTCACCACGGCGGCGATCAGCATCTCGCGGGTTGATGAGCATGCAGAGACGGTAATCCAGTTCGCGAAGTGCCGGAACCTCATGGGCGCAAGCCAGCATGCATTCGAGGCGAGTTCCCGCTTTCTGTCTGATATGGAATTGGCCGATGTAATGGAGGCCCTTTCGGATCGTCTCGACATGATCAGGGCAGACGGGGCCAAGACCGAGGGCAGCAGCGCAGGGGCTCAATACCTCGCCATGTTCGACAAGGCAGCCAAGGCCCAAGAGGTGGCCGGTGTCCCGATCGGCATCAAGGAACTGTCGAAAGTCCTGTCAGAACCCACATTTGAGGAAGGCAACCTGTACGGGCTTCTTTCATCATCAGGCGAGGGCAAGACCAGCCTGACCATCCAACTGATCCTTGACGCGCTCAAGCAAGGCCATCCGTGCCTGTTCCTGTCCTATGACCAGAGCCCGGCCCAGCTGGTCAGGCAGTGGATCGCTCAGGAATACGGCATCGAGGTCAGGCGCCAGCGCCAGCCGGCCAAATGGCTCAATGAGCAAGAGCAGACGCAATGCGTCCAGTTCGCCCAATGGATCGACAAGCAGCCGCTGGAGATCATCAAGTGCAACCGGGAGGGCATCAAGCCGCTGATGACCTATATCCGGGCATTCTCGAAGAGGCACAAGCTCAATCCGAAAACCCGGTTTGTGGTGATCGACCACATAGGCAAGATCACGCCCCGCGACCCGAAGCTTTCACCTGACCGAATCAGTGGCGAGGTCACGGTCGAACTCAAGTCGATTGCCAGCCAGAACAAGGCCGCGGTGCTGGTTCTCAATCAACGCAACACCTTCGGAACGCGCCGTGACAATCCCCGCCCCATTGGCGCCGATCTGTACGGAGGGGAAGGGGCACGGGCCGATTATGACGCGGTTGCCTATCTCTACCGGCAGGAAAAATACAAGGCCGAGCGCGCCAAGATCGCGACCACAGACTCAGACTGGAAAAAGATCAACCAGGCTTTCGGCTCAGAGGTTGAAGGCGTTGCCGAACTCGGCTCGATCAAGGTCCGGTTTGGCGATCCCAACATTACCGAGACGCTGAAATTCGAGGCGAAGTTCACTCGGTACATCTCCCCGAAGGCAAATGACGAAGCGAGGATGCTATGACCTTTGACAGCCACGCACAATTCGAGGCGGAGCCATATCGACCGGCCATGAACCCGGAGTTTTTTGAGCGGCATGAGGCAATCGCCCTGAATGCCCGATATCGGTTTGACCCGCCATTGCCGCCCCGCGTTGTCGCAGTCATTCGGGATGCTTGTGACAAGCACCGGATCAGGATCAAGGATTTGATGGACGGCGAACGCACCCGGCCGGTCTGCATATGCCGCAATGAGGTTGTCTACCGGATCAGGGATCACCCGGCCAAGCCGTCATTCCCGACGATCGGCAAATGGATGGGCCGGGATCACACGTCCTGCCTCTGGGCCGCGTCCCGCCATGCAGCGGATAACGGGCTGCCTCCGGTCACCAGCTATGACGCGGAAGATGTTCGGGCTCACAACGCACGGCGGCGGGCGCTGAGCCACGCGAAGGAAAAGCGAGAGCGGAGGGATAGGAAGCAGGCTCGAAAGGAGGGCCGGATATGAACCAGGATGACATCGATCTGGCGAAGAAGATGAAAGCCGCTGGAGCCACATGGAAGCGGATTGGCGAGCGTTTCGGGTGCTGTCCCGAGACAGTCAAGAAAGCTGTCGATCCGGAGTTTGCCGCGCATCGCAGAGCGCAGATCAACGCCAGACGCCGTGAACGTAAAGGCGAGCCCACCCGGGCGCAACTCAACATCAAGCGTATGCCGGAAGATCGTGTCCCGGCTGAGGAAGCGCATCAACGGCTTGCGGAGATCCCCGAAGACCGGCGGGACATCACCGGGCGATTGCTTGGCGATCCATTGTTCGAGCGTTCGGCGCTCTATGCCATGCGGGGTGAGAGGGTATGAACGGACGGAGAGACAGGCGCGCGGCCCAAGCAATGGAGCGCAAAGGATTGGCTGGCAAATGGGGTGACTGGCGCAAGGTGCCGCTGCCTGACGGTATTCCCGGCGGCAAAGGGTGGTGCAGGGACGTTCGGGAGGCATGGAGCAATAACATCTATGTCGTCTTGATCCGTCCGTTCGCAGACGAAACCAGCACGATCCATATGGCGATCAGGACGGCAAGCCAGTTGGAGCCACCATGGCGAGACCTCCAGCGCATCAAGAACGAGATATGTGGACCTGAAGCTACGGCAGTTCAGGTTATGCCACCTGAATCCGAACTGATTGATGAGGCGGATATGTACCACATGTGGGTTCTCTCAAGCCGCCTGCCCTTCACGCTCGCTTACCGGCGGGAGATCGCGGCATGAACCACACGGCAGCCTACGTCTCCCCCCGTCCTATGGGCTATTGGGCCATGGTCAGGCTTCCAATGGACGGCAAGGCCAATCCTATCACCGAATGGTGCCCACGGGAGAGGGAACACAAGCCCAAGCGGTTCAATGATGCCTATTCGGCGCTGAGAGCCGCCACAGACGCGCTTGAGGAATATATGAACACACCGATGCACCGGGATGGCCCGAGGCTACTGGACGCCCGTTCTGAGGCTGAAAAGCATTTTGCGGAGGTGATGTCATGAGATGGTGGAAGACGGCGCATGTCGGGCAGAAGGTGGTTTGCGTACCATCTGCAAGCGTCGTTCGCCATGATGGCCAAATCATGAATATCAAATCGCCAGTCGTGGTTGGCCGAGTGTATACGATCAAAGCGATTGAGATCAGACCAATTTATGATGAACCAAGCTTCGACATAGGCCTTGAAGACCCCGTTTATGGCATATGGTGGGTGCACCACACCCGATTCCGCCCCGTCCAGCCCAAATCCACAGAAACCGGCATGGCCATCATCCGCAAGATACTGGACCGGGTGCCGGTGAAGGAAGATGCATGACCCCAACCCACGCCTTCATATCCGCGCTCTGCGCTGAATACGGCATTCGCATCATCCCGGCGAACCAATACCCGGCGATAGGGGAAACCCGCGCCGTGGTGACAATGCAGCGAATTATGGCCCGGTTTGGCGAGGGGCATCTGCGCATGGTGCTGACCACGCTGGCAGAGACTGCGAACAACAAGGCGATCCTTGACGAAGTGGGCCTTTGGATGGCGAGTGACATGATCCGGGCCTGTCAGCAGATCGTGGACACGAGGGCCGGGGAGTGGCTCGATGTCTGGGATAAGATGCCGGCCGGCGAATTGCAGTTCATCACCCGCGATCTGTCGGGTATAGTGCCGCAACGCCATGCGTTGGGCGGGATGATTTACGAACGGCTGGTCCGCGTGTTTGGACCGCAGGCAAACCAACTCGATATGCTCGATGACAGGAGGCAACCATGAACGCGATGGAAATTGAAGAACGTCTGATCCTGGCGGCGGAAATGGCGGCATTCGGGAACCACGTCGGGCCAAAGAAGCTCAAGGCGATGCAGATCCCCTACATGCACACCCAAGCCGACAAGAACGGGTGGGGCCATAAACGGGGAGACAAGCGCAGTTCTGATCCCCGCGCCAACGCCTGCCGCCTCAAGCCGGAAGATGAGGAATTGCTGGCAGCCTACAAACGGGACTTCTGGAGCGGCAAGATAACGAACCCCACGGCCCGCCAGATAAGCGAGGCAGACGAGGCATGGGGTTGGCTGCCCCTTGTCCAGAATGCGAACCACCGGGCCGCTCTGTCGATTTGGGCCACATGTCAGGCCAGCCCGAAGAAGCGGCTCAAGGATTGGTATACCGAACAAGGCATCTCACGGCAGACCGGACTGAGGTGGAAAAACGCCGCTGTATTGGCTATTTTGTCCAATCTTGTTCGCAAGCCATTGCAGCATAACGAAATGGCCGATTTTGGGGTGTTGCACGAAGACCCTGAAAACGGGCATATTCGTGTCACAGTCGAGAACGGCGCGGCCAAATCAGCCAAGCCGGTTTCATGGAAAGACGATCCAGCGTTTCAGCCGCTCTTGCGGTCCTATGCCAAGGGGTACGGAACCCGGCTTGAGGTTGATGACCGAGAATTCAACTGGGCAGCGAAACGCAACGAGATGCGGCGGCAGCGCCAAGCACGGCGGCAACACGACGCTACGGTTTGAGTGTAGAGTATCCCGGCTCCGAGGACTTATCGGGCGACCAATTCTGCGGTTTGGAGAAGCATCTATCTCGCCAGTCTCATAAACTGGAGTCCGTCGGTGCAAGTCCGGCAACCGCAACCAGCATCAGGACGGCGGCGCTGAGGGAAGCGCCTAATCACAAGGCTCCCGGCCAGTGCGCACTGAACGCCGGGGGAGTTGGTATCAAGCCCAACCCGCTCCTGACCAACTCGTGCAGAAAATGAACAGGTTCAATTTGCCCGCCCTGATCATTTTCCCGACGTCAGCAATATGATCGCTCGTCAAACCCCATCAGCAATCAGGCCCGCGGCGACCGAACGCCATAGCGGGCCTTTTGCTTGCAGCCGGGCCAGAACGTCGGGATGCAGGCGGATCGTGAATGGAACCGTCGCATCCGGGCTCTTGCCCTTGCCGGAACCCTTCGGGCGACCGGGGCCACGCTTCTCAGGGGATGGCATCGGTTTCGCCGACACTGTCTTCGGGGCGGGGTGTCGAGCAGGCGTCGACACATCAGCGGCGGGCTTTGCAGTCGGTTTGATCGGGGCTGTTCTGATCATCAACAATATCTCCGTGTACGCGGAAACATTATGGCGTGTACGGAATAAAGGCAAGAGACCGCCATGCCCAAGCTGACGCCAAAGCAAGAGCGGTTCGTCTCGGAATATCTCATCGATCTCAACGGAACCCAGGCTGCGATCCGCGCCGGGTATAGCCCGAAGACGGCAAATGAACAGGCAGCAAGGCTGTTAGCGAATGTTAGTGTCGCCGCTGAGGTGGCGAAACGCTCGCGAAAGCATGCTGAAAGGGCCGAGATTACCGCTCAGGACGTTTTGCAGGGTCTCCATAAGGAAGCCACACGCGAAGACGAAGGAAGCTCTCACAGCGCCCGTGTGAGCGCATGGGGCCTTCTCGGCAAATACCACAAATTGTTCACCGACCGGATTGAGGCCGACATATCAGCCGATGTCACGGTGACGGATGCACGAGGCCAGCTTGAATCTGTCATCGCTCGTCAGCTTGCCGCCGGAAGTAAGGACGGCAGCGCTTAGAACACTCTCGGATGCACAGTGCCGGGCGCTGCTCCACGATTGGAAGTTCCTGGCGCGCGAACAGCAACTGGCACCGGATGGGGATTGGCAGACGTGGCTGATCCTCGCAGGCCGAGGGTTTGGTAAGACACGCACCGGGGCAGAGTGGGTTCGCCAGCAGGTTCAAAGGGGAGTGGGGCGGATTGCCCTGATCGCCCCGACCGCTGCCGATGCGCGGGATGTTATGGTTGAAGGCGAGAGTGGATTGCTCTCGGTATGTTGGGCCGGTGACAAGACCTTGAACGGGGATGTTCTGGGACGCCCGGCCTATCAGCCTTCCAACCGCCGGCTGACATGGGCGAACGGGGCGACGGCGACGTGTTTCTCGGCAGAAGAACCGGAACGCCTTCGCGGTCCACAGCATGAGGTGGGCTGGGCTGATGAGTTGGCGGCCTGGCGGAACCTGAAAGACACCTGGGACATGTACATGTTCGGGCTCAGGCTCGGCGATGATCCCCGAACCTGCATCACGACGACGCCGAAACCATCGCCAACACTGCGCCAGATCCTCAAGGATGCCCGTACAGTCGTTACGAGGGGTTCGACGTTCGACAATGCCGGGAACCTCGCCCCGACGTTCCTGAAGGCAATACGGGACAAATACGAGGGCACCCGGCTTGGCCGGCAGGAACTGAACGCCGAACTGCTTGATGATGTGCCTGGCGCTCTTTGGACGCGGGACATGATCGACGCGGCTCAGGTCCGATCGATACCGGATATGCAGCGCATCGTGGTTGCGGTCGATCCGAGCGGAACGGCAGGCGAAAGCGACGAGGGCGACAGCATCGGTATCGTGGTGGCTGGGTTGGGCGTGGACGGGCTGGGCTATGTCCTCGCAGACCGGACATGCAAGCTCTCCCCGGACGGATGGGGCAGGCGGGCAGTTGCCGCCTATCATGAATTTGGCGCTGACAGGATCGTTGCAGAACGGAACTTCGGCGGCGCCATGGTCGAGCACGTCATTCGGACGGTCGACAAGACCGTATCATACAAGGAAGTCGTGGCCAGCCGCGGCAAGGTTGCTCGGGCTGAACCCGTTGCCGCTCTCTATGAGCAGGGCAAGGTCAAGCACCATGGCTCAATGCCGGAATTGGAAGACCAGATGTGCAACATCGCCTCGGATGGATATGTCGGGGAGGGTTCGCCTGACCGGGCCGATGCTGCGGTCTGGTCGCTGACTGAGTTGATGCTGAACGATCAGGCCGAGGCATTCTTCTACCTGTCCAAGAGGCACCGCTGATGAACCCGATCGCACTGATGGTCAACGCGGCCCGCCGACTTGAAACCATGTTTCCGGGCTATTTCCCCGGCACGAAGCACAACCACGCGCGCGACTTCGGATGGCCGGAGCATCTGACCTTTACGCAGCTCTACCAGATGTACCTGCGCAACGGCATCGCTCACGCTGGGGTCGAGAAGACGATCCTCAAGACATGGCAGGATGCACCGTTCCTGCTCGACCATGAGCGGGACGGGTCCGAAGGGGCCGACAAGAAGGAAACGCCGCTCGAGCTTGAGATCCGGCAGCGGTTCGATGATCTGCGCGTCTGGCAGCATCTTGCCGAGACTGATCGCCGCTCGCTGGTTGGCAACTATTCCGGCGCAATCCTTCGCCTGGCAGACAGCAAGCGCTTTCAGGAGCCGGTTGACCGGGTTCCGGGCGGGCTTGATGGTCTGGTCGAGATCATCCCGGCGTGGGAAGGGCAGTTGACCGTCGCCGAATGGGACACAGACGAGACTTCTGACGCCTACGGGCAGCCGAAGATGTTTCAGTTCAATGAGGCGCAGCTTCAAAAGGGCAATGAGGTCAACAAGACACGCCAGTTCATGCTGCACCCGGACCGGGTTCTGATCTGGTCCAAGGATGGCACGGTTCACGGCACGTCGCTGCTTGAGGCCGGATATAACGACCTGATCGACCTTGAAAAGATCAAGGGCGCGGGTGGCGAGGGCTTCTGGAAAAACGCCAAGAGCGCGCCGGTCCTGCAGGTCGACAAGGAGACCAAATTGGCCGAGATGGCGAAGGCCATGGGCACCACGGCGTCCGACCTTGGCGACAAGATCAGCGATCAGGTCGAAGACTGGCAGAAGGGCTTTGATCAGTTGCTCATGCTGCAGGGCATGGAAGCCAAGACCCTGGGCGTGACGCTGCCGAGCCCTGAGCACTTCTGGGCTGCACCGCTGCAGTCCTTCGCCGCCTCGATCCCGATCCCGCTCAAGATCCTCGTGGGATCGCAGTCGGGCGAACGGGCATCGACGGAAGACGCCAACGAATGGGCGCAGACCAACACGTCGCGTCGGGCAAGCCAGACCATTCCGAACATCATGGCGCTGGTCAGGCGGCTTGAGCGGTTCGGCATACTGCCTGAGAAGGACTGGTATCTGGACTGGGCAAGCCTGCTTGATCCGAGCCCGACAGAGAAGATCGACCGCGCCGGCAAGATGGCGGAGATCAACGCCAAGATGCAGTCCAGTGGCGAGATTGTTTTCACTCACGAAGAGATCCGCGCCGTCGGCGACTATGAGCCGTTGAGCGATGCCGAGAAGTTCCGGGATGATCCCGATGATGAGCGAGACGCGATCACGCCTCCGGGCGCGGTGACCGAACCAGAAGACGAGGAATAGGCCCTATGAAGCGATACGTGACGATCAGCCGATGGAATGGCGATCTGGACCGGGAATGCCCCGCTGTCGATTGCCTCGCCGCCACGGTGCTGGAGAGCGACAAGACCCCCATCAACACTGGCCTCGTTGATGCCCATGGCAACGCGATCATGTCGGTGCAGGAAACCGGCACGTTCGGGTTCATCAAACTCAAGGAACGGACATGACCAAGACAATCCGCGTCAATGTGCGCTCGCTGGCCAATGTCGCCGCCGTCCGCAAGGAAAAGCGCAACGGCCGGGACGTGGTGATCGTGCCATCGGCCACGCTGCCCGACGACATTGTCATGAATTCGATCAAGTATCCCGCTGCCGAGATCGCCAAGTCTTTCATGACCCTGAACCGGACCCCGGCACCGTTCGGCCACCCGCTGGTCAATGGCAAGTTCGTTTCGGCCCGTGACCCGGAAGGGATCAACGTCGGCTATATCGGGGCATGGAACGAAAACGTGCGCCAGGAAGGTGGCCGGGTGCTTCTCGACAAGGTGATTGATGTAGAGGTCGCCAATCGGACACAGAACGGCAAGGACGTGCTGAACGCCATCGACAAGGGCGAGCCGGTCCACACGTCCACAGGTCTGCTGTGCGAGCTTGGCGCCGCCAACGGTTCGGATCACAAGCACACCGCGACCAACATCATCTTTGACCACGACGCTATCTTGATCAACGAGGATGGCGCGGCCACCCCTGACCAGGGCGTCGGCATGCTGGTCAACGCCTCGGGCGAGGCAGAAGAAATCGAGGTCATCAATTCGGCTCTGAGCGAGGCGGATCGTGATCTGGACTGGGCGCTGGATTCAGCCGTCCGGGCTCTTGAGAAGCGCCAGCGCGCGCCGATCATGGAGCGACTGAAGACCGCACTTATCGAAGCCTTTGCCGGTGTCGAGCGGGAACCCTCTATCAACACGAAGGAGAACGACATGACTGTTTCCAAAGAACAGTTTGATGCCCTCTCTGAGGAGGTCAAGACCCTCTCGGATGGCATTGGAAAGACGATTGGCGAGGCCGTCGCGAACGCGGTCAAGCCGCTGACGGACAATCTGGAAGCTCTCCAGAATGCCCAGAAGGCAAAGGACGAGGCCGAACTCTCCGGTCTGGTCGCCAAGATCGTCAAGGCCAACATCCTTGACGAGGAGTCGGCCAAGGAACTGACCCTCAATGCGGCGCGCAAGCTCGCTGAGAAGGCCGCTCCGGGCAAGGCCGCTGCGCTCAACGGCGCATTCAAAGGCACTGACGGCGATGACGAGTTCGCCGACATGGACCTCAACGCTGGCATGGAGGCCAAGTAACATGGCTGGAAACGTCATCTATCGCGGCCCTGTCACCTCTGGTTGGCAGCCCCGCACCGTCTCTGACAAGCCTGTGGCCGGCGCTTATCTGCCGGGTACGTTTGTCGAGGAAACCGCAACCGAGCTGGTCCAGCTGACCACCGCTCTGGCGAAGCTGCCCATGATCCTCTCCAACATGGAGTTCAAGGATCAGGACATCGACACCGCCTATGCCGATGAAGATACCGGCGTGGCCTATCACATCGAGCCGGGTCAGGTTTACCAGTGCCGCATGGCAGCTGCGACCTATGCCAAGGATGCCCCGCTGACCATCGGCGCTGCCGGCCGTCTTACGGCGGCTACCGCCGCCACGCCGGTTGTCGCGTTCTTCTCGGACACCCCCGGAGCCTACTCCGCTGGTGATCTGGCTGATGTCGTGATCGCCAACACCTACACCGTTCCGGCCGCATAAGGAGAACCGATATGCTGCGATTTACACCTGAACAGCAGGCGTTCGTCCTTGCCAACCGCCGGGAGTTCAATACCCGGCAGTCGGCAATTGCCAACGCACACGGTCAGATCCTGATCGGCAACGCACTGCCACTCCCCAGGGATGTCTGGGGTCAGTGGGACCGCGAAGGCATCGAAGTGCAGCGCGATATCCTCGCTGTCTTCAACGACCTGTCGGCGTCGGTATCCACTCCGATGCCGATCGGCAAGCTGGTCCACCACTTCCAGACAATCTCGGACAGTGGTTCGGTCAACAAGTCCCTGGACGGTCGTTCCAAGGCTCGCACCGATCAGCCTGTGTTTGAGTATCACGGCACCCCGCTGCCCATTTTGGACTCCACGTTCAGCTATGGTTGGCGCCAGGTTGCCGCCGCCCAGACTGAAGGCTTCCAGCTTGACGCCGCGGCCCGGACCAATGCCATGCGCAAGGTGGCCGAGGAACTGGAAACCCAGACCCTCGACGGTGATGCCGGCATCGTTGTCGGCGGCGATCAGCTTTATGGCCTTCGCAACCACCCGAACCGGAATACCCGGGCCACGACCAACGACCTGAACGCATGCACGGGGCCGGAATGGCTTGCCGACGTGAACGCAACGCTTGCGCTGCTTCATGCCGACAACTTCTATTCCCCGGCCACGCTGTATGTGAACTGGGCAGACTGGCGCTATGCCACTTCGACCGACTATTCCACGCAGTATGCGGGCAAGACCATTGCCCAGCGGATCATGGAAGACTCGGGCGTTGCGGCCATCGTGCCATCGTCCAAGGTTGCGGCCGACGAGATCATTGCGGTGATCAAGGACCGTCGTGTCCTCCAGGTTCTCAATGGCATGCCGATGACCACCCGCGCTCAATTCCGGGCCAATCCGGAAGACGAGTACAATTTTGTGACCATGGCCGCCGCGGCTCTGGAGATCAAATTTGATGCGGATGGTCAGTGCGGTATCGCGCATTCGACCTGATCGTGACGATCCATTGACGGGGCTGTAGCGGCCCCGTCTTCACCCTCAATGGAGAATGAAGATATGAAAATGGAAGTCACACGCCGCGGCGTCTATGACGCGAAGGGTAAGATGATCGAGGTTGGGACCGTGGTCGATGTCAAAGGCGACAAGGTTCCCGGCTATCTGCTGAACAAGGCCACCGAGGTCAAGTCCGGCAAGACTGCCGTGACCAATCCCGCCAAGAACCCGGTTCAGCAGACCGTGGGCTATGCCGTGGCCGAGAAGTCGCCGGGCTGGTTTGTCGTTACCAAGGACGGCGCCGAGATCAGCAAGTCGCTGCGCAAGTCGGATCTCGACGGCTTCGATGCCATGAGCGACGAGGACAAGGCAGCCTTCGCCGATCTGCACAAGGCGGAAGCCTGAGCCATGGATCGCATGCCGAGCACCGCGAGTGAGGTTCAATTCCATTTGGACCGTCTCGACGCATGGTTCCGCGACCTTTGGGAGGTAAAAGACATGGACCTCCATATGTGCGACGGGACCGTGAAGGAAGGGCAGCGCGGGACGCTTCTGAACATTCGAGACGACGTGCGCGTGTTGCGCGCGGAACTCGCCAAGCATCGGAAGGCCTGATCCATGTATGGTGACCTGGCAGGTTTCAGGGAATACGCAACGGCACGGGGCAACAGCGCCCCGGCCGACGCCGTTGATGCCGACGCTACGGCTGCACTGGCCCGTGCATCCGACATGATCCGGCTGCGCTATGTCCCGAACCTGTTGCCGGGCTATGGCGTCGATTTCACGCCGTCCGGGTCCGATCTGCCGTTGGTCGAGGAAGCGGCCTATATTGCCGCCGCAATCGAGCTGACCACGCCGGGCTTTTTCGCCAAGACCTATACCGAGGCAGAGAGCAAGGTCTTGACCGGCGTGGGATCGATCAAATGGACCGTGACGGGCAAGTCGTCGGGCATCTATGCCTACGTGCCTACGTCCAGCCTGATCGACGCGCTGTTCTGGCCGTATGTGGCTGATGTCGACGCAAATCAGTTCACGATGATGTCGGTTGGCCGGAGTTCGTGTCTTGAGTGAGGATTGGAACGCGATCGCCGCGGAAGTCGACACGGCGCTGAAATCCATCGGATCAACCGACGCTGGCTTTCTGGCGACGCTGACACAGACCAGCACCACGGGCGGCGATCCATGGAACCCGGGCAGCGGCACCACGACCACGACCACGGTCAACACGTCTGTGGCTATCGTTCTGTCCGAATACCGCAAGGATGAAATTGACAGCACACTTATCCTGTCGAAGGACCGCAAGGTGATGATGACGGCCACGGCTGGCGTCGAGCCCAAGCCGTCCGATGTCCTCACGATCTCGGGCGTGGCGCATAACGTGGTGAATGTGTCGCCGCTGTCGCCGGCTGGTGTGGTCGTGATGTATGAACTTCAGGCGAGGGCGTGATGGCTAGGCGCCCGACACCACGCCAGCGGATTGAGGCCGAACGATGCTGAAGCGCCTGTCAGCCCGCGAAATGCTGGAGCAGTTGGCCGCAGATTGGGAACCCCAAATCCGCGCGGCATGGCTGGCCTCTCTGGCCGATATTTCGTCAAGCATCGTGATCACCCGCGTGATCGAACGACTTGAACGAAACGACGTGGCCGGCGCGGTGCAGATGCTCAATATCCGCGAGGAAATGTTCGCCCGCGTCGAGGGTGCTATTATCCAGGCATACAATGCGGGCGGGCTGGCAACGGTCAACAACATGCCCCGCCTCATGGACCCGGAGGGCAACCGCGTTGTGCTGACGTGGGGCGTCCGCAATCTTCAAGGCGAGCAGGAGCTTCGCCAGCATGCCGCACAGGCCGTTCGTGGCATCGCGACGGACATGCGGGCCGGTATTGCCGAAACGCTCTCAGAGAGCCTTTCTCGCGGTGACAATCCTACGCGGGCGGTTCGTCAGATCGTCGGAACCGGGAAGATCAACCCGCTCACCGGCACAAGGATGGGCGGCAACCTCGGGCTCACGCAACGCCAGATGCAGACCACGGCATGGATACGCCGTGCGATGGCAGAGGGCGATACAGCGAAAATGAGGGCCTATCTGGATTTGAGCCCGGCCATTCGGGGCAGGCGATATTTCGATACGGTCACAAAGGCCATCGCAGAGGGGAAAGCATTCACAGTCGAAAGCGCGAACAAGATCGCTGACACCTATGCCGAACGCGCTCTGGACTATCGCGGCCGACAACTGGCACTGCACGAAACCCGCATCGCTCTGGACAAGAGCCGCGACGACGCCTTCGCCCAGCAGATCACCGAAGGCAAACTTGATCAGCAGGACGTGACCGCAACGTGGTTCCATACCAAGCGGAAGAACCAGCGCGATCAGCATGCAGCCATGGACGGGCAGACAATCGCCTATGGTGAGAGTTTCATAGCGCCAGACGGCACAATGATCCGCTATCCGCATGACCCGGACGCACCGATTGAGCACACTATCGGCTGCTGGTGCCGGGTAGAGTACAAGATCGACTATGCCGGCCGGGCGGCGAGGCGCTACCGGGATGAGCAAGTCTGATGGCTGAGACCTTTGCGGCCCAGATTGGCGATTGGGTGAAGCGCGTTACGGGCGCTGAAGAAGCAGTTTTCAAGGAAGCCGCTCAAGAGCTGATGTCGCAGCTCAACTCGCAGATCGAATCCATGATCTACGAGACGCCGGAGACGGAAGGCTACAAGCGCACAAAGTTCCTGCAAGCCTCGCTGATGGCGTCGAACTCCACGATGCCGCGGCTGAGTGCTGACAATCCAGGTCAGCCGGTATCGCCGAACTTCGGACAGATCGAGCTTGTGATCAACAACGCCGAGTTGGGCGATACAATCTATCTCGGCTACACCGCGAAATACGGGCCATATGTTCATTACGGCGCCAATGGCATGGCTCCCCGCCCGTGGGTGGCCCTTGTGGCGCAGCGGTGGCAACAGATCGTGGCGTCGGTGGTTCCGAAGGTGAAGGCTGCCTACGGGCTGTCCTGACCATCTGACATGGGCTCAGGCATCGGCGTGAAGGGATAGCACATTGGCGGCTCACATTGAAACCAAAATAGCCGAGGGGTTTGCCGCCCGGCTTGCCGCTTTGGTGTTTACCCCGGCGCTGCCGATCGCATGGCCCAATGTGGCATTTACGCCGCCCGCATCGGGCAAATATCTCCGCGCCAACCATCTGCCGAACACGACTTCTCAGATCAGCCTCGGAACATCGGGGCAGAACCGGCACATCGGGCTCTATCAGATTGACGTGCTCTGGCCGCTCAATTCCGGAGACACGGCGCCGAAGGAAATCGCGGGCGCAATCGCAGCCCATTTCAAGCGCGGAACCGAGTTCACCCGTGAAACCGTCCTCATCCGCATTCCATCGCCGCCGTCAATCGCGCCGGCATTGGTCGGCAGTGCAAGCTATCAGATCCCGGTGACCGTCAGTTACCTGGCAGATGTCGCCAACTAGGAGAACCCCCATGTCCAAGGTTGAAATGCTGGCGCTCCGGCGCTTCCCGCGCATGGATGGGCAGGCAATTCTCCCCATTCGGGAGGGCGAAACATTCATGGCCGATGAAAAGGAAGTCGCGGCGCTGTCCGCATCCGGCAAGGCTAAGCCGATTGAAACCAAACCGGCTGCCGCGCCGGGCAAGAAAGGATCCTGACAATGGCAACTGGTAGCGATTTCGCGCGCGATATCTCCTACGTCCCCGAGGTCACGTTCGGCACCACGCCGGGCACACCTTCGATGAAGTTCCTGCGCTTTACCGGCGGGTTTGCCAACATCGAAAAGCCCGGCTTCGTCTCCGAGGAAATCCGGTCTGACGGGCAGATTGCGGACATGCGCCACGGCATGCGCCGGGTCAACGGCGATCTGGGGTTCGAGCTGTCCTATGGGGCGTTCGATGACTGGTTGGAAGCGGCCCTTGGCGGGACATGGACAACCAACGTGCTGAAGGCGGGCCGCACACCGCGGTTCTTCTCGCTTGAGGAACGCCATACCGACATCACTCAATATGCGGCGACAACCGGCGTCGTGGTCAACACCTTCTCGCTCAATATCCAGCCCGAGGCGATGGTCACCGGATCTTTCGGCATCGTGGGGCGCAACCAGTCATGGTCCGGAACTTCGCTTGGCACTCCCACTGCAGCCGGCACCGCTCCGCCGTTCTCCGGCTTCACAGGCGCCATTGAAGAGGGGGGCGGCGCGGTCGCCAACCTGACGGCGCTTGAATTCAGCATGACGCGAAATGTGGAGCCCATCTTTGTGGTTGGCCCGGCCGACACAGCCAAGGAGATGAACATCGGGCAGAACGTGCTCACCGGCACAGCGACCTTCCTTCTTGAGGACGCGACGATGATCAACAAGTTCCTCAACGAGGACGAAAGCTCGATTGAGGTGACGCTTGACGGGCCTTCCGGGGATGATCTCACGATCTTGATCCCTCGCCTGAAATACACTGGCGCGGCCCGTCAGCGCGGCGTCGGCACATCAATCGTGGTCTCGATGCCGTTCCAGGCTCTCTATGACAACACCGCGGCGTCGAACATTGTTCTGACCCGCATCCCGGCTTAACAGGAGCTCCCATGGACCTGAAACAATTCGAGGGCCTTGCAAAAGGCTTTGACGACGGCATCGAAGTCGAAATCCTGCACCCCGTCACTCAGAAGCCGCTCGGAATGAAGGTGCGCGTTGCGTCCTACCAGTCGGAGCGGGTCAAGGCGAAGGTGCGCCAGATCGAGAACCAGCGCCGGCAGGACGCCAAGCGCAATCCGCGCAAGATCGTGTCGGTCGAGAAGGATGAACAGACCAGTCATGATGTGTTTGTCGCGGCGGTCATCTCATGGGAAGGGTTCGAGGTCGGCGGCAAGCCGCTCGAATGCACCCCGGCCAATGTGCGCATGATCGCGGACAATCCCGATCTGTGGTTCATCGTCAAGCAGGTTGATCAGGCTGCAGATGACGAACTGGCTTTTATCAAGGCCTGACGGCCGATCTCTGCGAAGTCGTCAGGCAGCAGATCAGGCTCGACACGGCGGATGAAAGCGGCGTCACTGCCCGGCAGCACCTCATGCAAGCCGGGCAGGAAGTCGATGAGCCTGACCCGCCTGCGGGCTATGAATACCTGCTCGAATGGGCGTGGACCCTGGCAAACCGATCAGGCTCCAATGGCTTTGGCCGAAACCCCGTGACCTACGTCGATATCATGGCATGGGCGGCGCTAACCGGCGCGGCTCCCGAACCATGGGAAGTCGGGATCATCGTTGATCTTGATGACGCGATGATGAGTGAGAGCGCGAAGATCAGTCGGGCTGGGTGATCACCCAGATGGACGGCTATTCGAAATCCTCGCGGGTGCCGTCTTCGAAAAGCACAGATCGAACGCAGGTGAACGCCTCGGTTTCTTCTGGCTTGAGATCAAGCAACCTCTCAAAGGTGTATTGCCCCCATGTGCCAGTCTGGGTGAACGTGCCGCCGGGAGAAACATCCACATCTCGCGTAAGGGAAAACCTTCCGATTTCCTGCCCAAGAGCATCCCTAAAACCGGCCGATCCATCAATCATACGGATCGGCTTGGTGAAATTAGATTTGAATGTGGTCTCTAGCCGGTTCGTATCCGCATCGATGGACTTAATAGACCAATTCTCGACAGTCAGAATCTGATCGTTGCAAGCGGCATAGCTCGCCGAAGTTGCGGCAAGAAATGAAATCCAGAAAGTCAATGCGCGCATTCGTGCCTCCATAGGTTGGGGCGCGAACGCTAGACATGATCGCATCGAAAGGCAACAACCATGGATTTGGCCACTTTAGGCATTGCCGTTAGGTCCGATCAGGTCGTGCAGGCAAACCGCGAACTTGAGAAGATGCCAGGCGCGGCACGGCGCGCCGAAAGCGCGGCCAAGGGGTTCGGGACCAGTGCGAGCGGCGCGGCGCGTAAGGTGGCGGCCGCAAACGACAATGCGGCGCGTTCGGCCGGCCTCGTGACCAAGGCCTATGGCGCGATGAGGATTGCGGTGGTGGCGGCGCTTGCCACCATGACGGCTGTCCTCGGCAGGTTTGTCACGACTTCAATCTCGGCAGCGTCTGACCTGAACGAAACCATATCCAAGACATCGACCATATTCGGCGACCAGGGTGCGGCCATGCTCGAATGGGCGTCGAACAGTGCGCAGGCGATGGGTTTGAGCCAGCAAGCCGCGCTTGAGGCCGCGTCCACGATGGGCAACATGTTTTCGCAGCTTGGCGCGGGTCGCGAAGTTGCGGGTGGCATCAGCCGTGACATGATCCAACTCGCCGCCGACATCGCTTCGTTCAACAACGTGGCCGGTGGTGCGGTGGCGGTTTCGGACGCCATGCAGTCGGCGTTCCGTGGCGAATACGATTCACTCCAGCGATATATTCCGACCATCAATGCCGCAACCGTTGCGCAGGAAGCTTTGCGCATGACCGGCAAGGCGAACGAAAAGCAGCTGACGGCACTCGAAAAGGCATTGGCCGCTCAAAAGCTGATCATGGAAGGCGCTGGTGTTGCCGCTGGTGACTTTGCTCGAACATCGGGCGGACTGGCGAACCAGCAGCGCATCCTGGCAGCTTCCCTGACCGATGTGTCGGCGAAGTTCGGCGCGGCGTTTACACCATTGGCGACGTTGATCGTCCAGGGTCTGAATGCAGCAGTGTCGGGCCTTAGCGCGGGAATGTCCATCCTTGCCGATAATATCGACACGATCGGCGTTGCGGCCGGAACCGCTGGCACCTTGATGCTTATCGCCTTCGGGCCGACCATTCTTGCAAGTATGGCCGCTGGTTTCGTGGCGCTCGGGACGGCTGGCGTTACCGCTATTCGCGCCATCACGGCGGCGATAGCGGCAAACCCGCTTGGCGCTCTTGCGGTCGGTATCGTGGCCGCAGTGACCGCACTCTATGTGTTCCGTGACGAGGTCCAGAAGGCAATCGGCGTCGATGTCATCGGCATCGTGAAGAACGCGGCCAATCTCATCATTGGCTCGTTTGTCGCGGCATTCGAGGATATCAAATTCGTCTGGTCGAACTTCGGAAACATCATTGGCGGCGCTGTCATGGGCGGCGTCAATGTGGTGATCGCAGGCGTCGAGATGATGGTTAATGCGGCCATTTCCGGGATCAACAAACTGATATCGGCCGTAAACTCCCTGCCTGATTGGATGAAACCGGAATCGCTGGAGAACATATCCGCCCTTGGCGACGTGTCTCTAGGTCGCGCGGCAAATCCCGGTGCTGATGCGATGACCGGCGGCGGTCGGCATAGTGCGCTTTCCCGGCACAATGAGCGCCAGCAAGCGGCATTGAACACCGACTATCTCGGATCAATCGGAAAGTCGGCAGAAATGTCCACTCCCGCGGTGCAAGCGCTCAATGCCGCGATTGGCGTGACAGAACAGACAGCGGCGGGCGCAGGCAAGGCAATGAAGGCCGCAGCCGATACAGACCCATGGAAGGGCATGCGCAAAGCGGTCGATGTAGTCAATGAGGGTCTAGAATTCGCCAAGGGACTCGCCCAAGGCATTGGATCGGACATCTCAAGCTCTTTGCAGTCGGGGATGAGCCTTTGGGAATCGTTCAAGGTCGCCGGCGTGAATGCAATCAAGAAGATTGCCGATCAGTTCATTTCGTCTGGAATTGAACGCATGTTCTCCGGACTTGGGAAAGGCAGTGGTGGCGGGTTCTTCGGCACTCTCTTGAGCGGTATCGGCTCACTGTTCGGATTCGCCAATGGTGGGTACACCGGAAGCGGCGCGGCATCGGCGGTGGCAGGCGTTGTCCATGGTGGTGAATACGTGTTCTCCAAAGCCGCGACCGATCGCATCGGGGTGAGCAATCTTGACAGGGCTCATAACGCGGCAAAGGGCTACGCCAACGGCGGATATGTTCAGCCACGGATGCAGGCGCCGGCCAATTCCAACGGTGGCGGCGTATCCAACCACGTCACGATCCATCAGACGTACAAGATTTCCGGCGCGGTCTCGGAGAAGGATGTCAGGGCGATGGTGCGCAAGGGTTCCGAGGAGTCGGTTGAATACGTCAAGCAGAACCTGCCGGGATGGAGCAATGATATTCAGGTTCATGGGGTGCCAGCGTGAGCCGGCCGCTTTACACATGGCGTACAAGCCTCAGACCGGTGCGCGGCGTGATCCGGGTTGTCTCGACAGTCGAGGAAGGTCGTGTCTCACGGTCTTCATTCGAGACATCTGCTGCCATTCCGGGCGGACGGTGCGTTCTCAAACTAGAGTTTGATTATCAAGGTCAGAACGCAATCCCTCTTGAGGATTATTCGTGGACCTGTTCAAAGCTCAAGGGCAACCTGTTCCGCGTCCCGGTTCCGGAGACTGCCCAGATCGCCCGCGACGTGGATATCGGCGTTCCGCATCTCTATGGGTACGGTGGCATTCCATTTGAGGGCGCGGCCTTCTTCGAAGGCGGATCAGGCTTTGCCTTCACGCCGACCGTTGATATCGCTGCGGTCGCGCTTGAAGGCGAGAACACGATCACCCTTGATGAGACCAGATACCCCGGCATTCTCCGCTATGGCAAGTGGATCGGATTGGGCCTCGGATGTCATCACATCGATGATGTAGAGCGGGACGGAACGCAAGTCACAGTCACCGTCAGCCCGCCATTGCATCGTGATTTCGCATCTGGCGAATTGGTCTCGCTTCGGCCTTCACTGATCTGCCAGGCGCGGGACATCGACAGCTTTGTCACGATGTACGAGCCGGCAAGCCTGATCAAGCCGGGCTCTCTCACGCTGGTGGAGGTGATCGATGAGCGGTTTTTATGACGCCATCGACGACTATCTAGACAGCACTGCTGAGAGCGATCGGCAGATGGATATCATCGACGCGATCTATGTCGAGATTGACGGGTTTCCGGCATGGCGATGGGCAGGCGTCGAGGGAACGCTGATCACGCCCGATGGCGAGCGGTGGGCGGGATGGTACTATGAGGGTCAGCCCTATATCAGCCCTCCGAAGCTGACCGATATCAGGGACGGGAATTCACCGCTCTATGAGCAGGTACTCGGCTTTGTTGATGAGGAATCGTATCTCAATCTCCGCGATAACAAGGACGCCATCAAGGGCAAGCTGCTGATCTACTACAGCATCCTGATGACGAACAAATCATTGCGCAGCGAGTCCATGCCGGGGGATGCGTGGCGGCTGCGCATGGTGGCGGCAAAGTTCACCGAAATCACTCAGAAGGATGATGACGGAGGGCACAAGAAGATGTTCCGCGTCTCCGTGCTGGCAAAGAACGCCAATGCCGGCCGGTCACGGACGTTCTTCGGAACCATGACAGAGACGGGCCAGAAGGCCAGATCAGAGCGCCTGTTCGGGATCACGGGCGATGTCTATGGCCAGTTCCTGATCAAGTATGCCGGCGGCTACACGATCAACCTCGATGCCTGATCTTGATGCACTGATCATCGCCACGCTGGACCGCTGGCACCTGGAGCCGTTCGTGTGGGGCATGTCCGACTGCGATATGTCGATGGCTGATTATGTCATCGATCTGACCGGCAAAGATCCGGCATCATCATGGCGCGGAAAGTATCACGACGAGGTGAGCGCGCATGAATTCGTCGATGCGGCTGGCGGCAATCTGCACCTTGTCACCGAAGGCATGAAATCAATCGGCATTGACCCGTCAGCAGCCCCGCAGCGCGGCTCCGTGGTGGTGGTCGATGTTGCCTGTAAGCAAATCACCGGGCTGTACCTTGATCCCTACGTGGCGCTCCGAATGCGGCGCGGCGTGATGCGGACCATGCGGCTTGAAATCTTGAGGTCATGGCGATGCGTTTGAAGTTGATCGCTCTTGCCTTGATGGCTACCACGGCAATGGTCACGCCGGCACTCGCTGATCCGATTTCGATTTTCGTCATCGTCACGGCCACGCTGCAGTCGACCATCGGCGTGTTCGCCACCTCATTGCTCTATGGTGCAATTCAGATCGCCGCGGGCGCTGCGCTTTCGGCTTTGGTTGGATCTCTGCTTGCGCCAAAGGGATCGGCCAATACCGTCCGGCCACCTCAAGAGCTGGTTTCGAACTTCGCCCAGGAAATCCCTGATCGGTTCTGGGCCATGGGGAAATGCCGCATCGGTGGCAACCTTGCCCTTGGCGAGCAAAAGGGCGGGCAGCTTTCCAAACTGATTGCTCATTGCGATGCCGAGGCCACAGAAGAGCTTGGGCTCTATCTGAACGATATTCTGGTCACGTTGGACGAGGATGGCTACGTCACAGATGCCGAGTTCCTGCTCGACAGCGGGGCGAAGGTGATCCAGCTCGAAAGCCGCCCCGGCACTGGCGATCAGGTTGCCATGCCGACGCTTACGGCTCGGTTCAGCGAATGGACCGAAGATCACATTGGCGCGGGCGTTGCCGACACGCTGATGACCATTGCTCCGGTCAGTCAGGCCAATCGCAGCCAGATCTACAGGCACCGCGGCGTTCTCGGGCTGGGTGAGCCAGATATTTCGAGAGTGGCCCGCTGGGGCCGCTATTACGATCCGCGCAATGACAGCACGAACGGCGGGACGGGCTCGGAGCGATATGACGATCCGGCGACATGGGGGCCGGCGCTCGGAAACCTGCCCTTGATGATCGTGGCGCATCGCATGGATCCTGAGCGGTTTGCGATGGCCCCAGAAGACATCGACTGGGTAAACATCGCAGAGCAAGCCGACATCGCCGACATCACGGTTGTCGATCGCTACGGCGCCAACGTCCCGCTCTATCATGGCGGCATCGTCTTCTCGAAAAACGCAACGTCCTATATCGAGGGCGAGAATGCCATGCTTTCCGCGTGTGACGGGATTCGGCGTGAAGACGAGAGCGGCAAGTTCGGTATTCTGATCGGGAGATATTACGAGCCGACGCTGATCCTGACCGATGCCGATATTTTCGAGATCGCATCATCCGAGGCAGACAACGGGGAGAGCGTTTTCACGCATCTTTCGGCGAAGTACACCGAACCGCAGTTTGCTTACAAATCGGCGGCAACGCTTCCGTTTGTCAACACGGACATATGGTCGGAAGGCGATCAGGTCACCAGCCGTGAAATCCAGCTCTATGCCGTGCAGCACATCAATCACGCATTCCGGATGTTGAAGGCGCTGGCAAGGCAGTCAAGTGCAGAAAGGCAGTTGAATGTGGTCGCGGGGCCGCGCGCAAAGCGAGCCCGAGAGCATCGGTTCATCCGGCTTGATCTTGCTGATGCGCAACTGTCCGGCGTCTACCAGGTGCAAAGCATTGGCCGCAGTCAGGACCGAATGACTGTGCCCCTGGCGCTGATCAAGGTCGATGACGACTGGTGGACCCTGAACGAGGGCGAAGAGCCATCGCGGCCGAACTTCGCCACGGCCATCGAGGTGGATGCGACGATCACGAACATCGCAGACGAGGACATGGTTATCGTCTCTCAGGCGGTCACGACATCATCAGGTAGCGCGGTGCGGTTTGCAGCAACATTCCCGGTTCCGGCGCGGCCCGACCGGATCGTTGAAATCGAGCACAAATATGTGACCGATACAGCATGGCTCTCATTCTCGGTGCAGTCCGAAGATGGATCTGGGACATCATCTGTGGTTTCCGATGGGTCGAGCAATCAACTCCGCTGGCGGGTTTCCGCAATGTCCGGAAAGACTTCGGGATGGAGCGACATCAGGACGATCAGTGCCGTTGCTGATCCTGTCGCGCCAGACGCACTGACATCGTTTGCAGCAACGGGCGGTGCCGGTACGGTTAATGTCACCTACACCACGGCAAACGATGCACGGACTGCAGCTGTGGCAATCTATGCCGTTGCGACTGGAGATCCGTTCGTCGCCGCTGATGAAACGCCCATCGGGACATATGCAGCAAGCCCCAATCTGGCCTATTCGACAGACATCGCAATAGCGGCCGACGATTGGGATTTCTACGCGATCCCATTGAACGGATCTGGAGTGCCCGGAACGGCTTCCGGACCTGAAACGGAAACCGTTACCTAATCCTCGGACTGGAGATTATAGGCGATCCCATACGCCTGGAGCGATGACCAGCAATTCTTGAGAAGGCTTGCCCCTTCCGGATTGACGATCACTGTATGGATCGCGTTGAACCCACCGGCCTTGGCCTGTTGTTTCATAAGGGATATCGCATTCTCTCGGCTTGGTTCCGGATCCCACATCTTGCTCTTGCAGGAAAGGCCGTAAACCTGAGTTCCGCGGGGGCCTGTATCCGTAATGGTGACGCCGGATGGATTTTCAGGAACCGGACGAGAATCACCAGCATAGATGCCGACTGGGACGTCGCTGTTCAACCCGGGCGGCGTTCCACATGAGCTCAATGCAATCAGGGTTGATAGCCAAACAAGCCTTTTCATGCCGCATCCTCCGTCTCGTTCTGGGTCGGCAGGAATAGCAGGGTTTCGGCTCATTCAAAATCACAAATCGAAAGATCTTCCTCTGGCCAATCGCCGGAGAGCTTTGCATTGGAGAAATCAATGACCGTCTTACCTCCTAAAACGATCTATGGCGGTAGCCCGTACAGAGATGATCATGATCCGAACAAGCTTGAGATCGTGACCTTTCTGGATTGGGTAGTCTCCATGGTCACGGCCATGGGCTACGCCAATTACCAGCCGTTCGAGACAAAAGCTCTGATGGATGGTGATCTTGATCACGACGCCAAGACGCTCGCGGTTGTCTACGACGACGCCGGCAATGAGGGGATCTACATCAAGATCGGGGCATCGGGCTCGGGATCATGGAGCAGGATCCTCGATTTCCTGCCGGGATCCCAGTTCGTGGCGTTGACCGTCACGGGCGGCACGGTCAACGCGATCGAAGCGACGGCATCTCCGGGGCTTTCCGCTGCTGACGGAGTGCAGAAGGCACTGCTGTTCGCACCTGGCACAAACACGTCTACCACGGTGACTGTCGAGGTTGATGGCGTGACCTATCGCGTCAAGACGGCATCCGGCATTGATCCGGTGGTTGGCGGGATTGTCACGGGCATGCCGCTTGAGGGTGTCGTGGCCAATGGCGGGACATGGTTCCGGCTGACATCCGACCAGGCAAGTGCGGCCATTCAGGCGGCGGCAGAAGCTGCGGCGGCTGATGCAGAGGCGGCTGCGGCGAGCATCTTGTACAAGACAGCGGCCGACAGGACTGCGCTCGCTGCCCTCACTCCTGCAAGCGCGGCAATTGTGCATCTCAACGAAGCCAGTGAAGAAAACTGGTGGATCTGGAGGTCGGACGATCTATCCGCCGAGGTCGCCGGGGACACATCTGACCGGTACGTGCCGCTGACCGGTGACGATGGGTCGGGCGGCGCTTATGTCATGGCGGGTGCCGTGCAAACCGGCAGTTTCTTCAAAACCGATACTCCTGCGGCTCGCATTATCCCTATCGCGGATCGGCTCATGGGTGGCGACAGCGTTGCCTATGATGGGACGCAGGGCGCGCTCGCTGAAGGGTCTTACCAATCGCTGACTACGGGGATAGCGGCGGATTCGACTGCAAGGCTCCCCGGACTCGGTTGGATCGAGCGAAATGCCGGCTTCTCCTGGGCGGTGGGGCACGGGCAGATTGCTGTTGCTGGTTATGCGCACACACTTGGCGGCACAGCTGGGGCCAGCATTGGTGTTTCTGCCGCCGTTTCGAACGATACAGGTGCTGCGACAACGGCCAACGCATGGGCCAGGTATGGCGATGCGCAGCGCTGGCCGGGCAGCCTGGGGACGACGTGGGGGGACGAACTCAATATCTCGAACCACGGATCTACCGTGGACGACAGCGCCTATGGCGCAGACGCAGGCGGCGGTGTCACAAGAGGCCTTGATCTGGCGATTGGTGGCGGCTCTGCTGCAATGGGCCTGTCCAACCCGGTGTCGGCCGGATACAGGCTCGGCTCGAATGGTGGAACGGCTCGCAAGGGCTTCATCTTCAGCAGCACGGCGCTCTATGACTATGGCGATTACAAGATCGCGATCGAGATGGGGGCACGGGCGCGGTTGCAGTGGCTTGCCAATGCCAGCAAGACGCTCGGGGCTTACATCCAGTCGGATGTCAACAGCGCCTCGGTTGGAATGGGATTGGTTTTCCGGAACAACTCAACCGTGTTTGAGGGCATTGGCGGGGAAGAGGCTTTCCACGTCAATCGGACAGGCAGCGCGGTGAACTACCTTTATGTCTCGGGCGGCGCGGCCGGCAATGGCCCGACGCTTGGAGTCGAAGGAAGTGATACGAACCCTGATATGCGGATTGTCTTCAAGGGGACCGGGACACTCAATTTGGTCAATATCGCAACAGCGACGGGAGCGTCGGCAGGAGGTGGCAGCGCCCTACCGGCTGCACCTGTCGGCTATATGACAGTGAAGATTGCGGGCTCAAACCGTAAAATCCCATACTACAACACATGAGGACTGAACATGAAAAAGGCAAAGTTAAACTCAGACGAGGAAGCCCGCGCCGCATATCTCAAGGAAGTTGAGGATGAAATCGCGGTGCCTCTCCCCGACGAGTTCGAGCAGAACTTCATGACCGTGTTCCGAGATGCCATGAAGAATGGCAACGAGGTAAGCTCCTTCCCCGGCCCGGTTGTCTACAGCACGGAGATTGGCAGGGTGGAGTTCAAGTTTACCGATCCGCCAAAGAGGTCGGTGCGCGCCGTCCTGATCGATAGCGAGGAGATTCAACTCGGGGTGGACGCTCTGAACAAAATGGACATGATCCTCATGGTCAAGCAGCCCGGGAAGAAGGCCGCCGAGAGAAAGGCTGAGGAAGATCGCAAGGCGCAACTGGCGAAATTCATCAAAACGAAGTGAGGAAAAGATCATGCAAAAGTCCGCCGAAACCTATACGATTATCTTGACCTCACAGCAGCTGAACCTGGTCGCCGCGGGGCTGAAAAAGCTGCCTTGGGAAATGGCTGAGCCGGTGCTCGTGGCGGTCGATGCCCAAGTCAGGGCGGCGATGCAGCCAGCCGAGGCGGAAGTCGCCGACGAACACGCGGAGCCGGATGAGGCGTGATGCGATCAGCCGCCGGGCCTTGCGCGATTTGCGCGAGTGTGGTTTGAGGCTTCTCGTTCCCACACCCCGGCGGAGGTCATCTTGACAAACTCGGCATACGATATCGACGCAATCCCAAACTTCGCAACGCTGCCCAAGGCGATCCACGAAGCGGATGAGATGTTCAATGCCGCCCGCGCGCTTCTCCCGACTGCTGGCGAGCCATGGCGCTATTACTTCCATTCCGGGTGGCTGATGACGTCTCGCATGGAAACGTTCCTGCGACAGATCAACAGGCCGCCCGAAGAGCGGACACTGCTGGACTTCGCCTGCGGCTACGGTCGCCTGACACGGTATTTCGCGCGGACTTTCAAGAGCGTGACATGCTCGGATCTTGAGCAGTCCATGCTTGATTTCAACAGGAAGCATCATGGGTGCGACGGGTTCAGGTCGCAACTTGATCCCGAAGCGGTCGAGTGGCCCGCAACGAAGTTCGATGTCGTGTTCAGCTTTTCCCTGTTCACGCACCTGCCGCCCGAAAGCTGGGCGACATGGTTCTGGTCGCTGTTCGATACGGTCAAGACGGACGGGCTTTTCATCATCACCACAAGGCCGGTCAGCATGGCGGCTCGTGGCAAGGAGGTCATCGGCAGCGGCGACCTGATCACCTATACCCTCCGCAATGAAACACGCGGCCGAATTCCGCTGGAGAACTACGGCTCCACGACGCTGCGGACCAAGTTCATTGATGACGTGGTCTATTCGCAGCCTGACCGTATCGAACGGGTCGCCATGTTCCCGGCTGGGACGATGGACCAGTACCAGGACACCCACGTTTTCAAGCGCATTTCATAGCCTCGGCTAGCGCCTCAATCACATAAAGACATCGTTATAGCTTACGCCCTGCACCTGCGGGGCGCTTTGCGTTGTCATCATCAAAGGAACACCCATGAAACCCATCGCCAACTGGCGGGTGGTGCTTCGCCGTGCCTGGTCGGTGCGGATCAACACATAAGGACATCGTTATGGCAATCCAAACTCTGGAAAGAGCAATGCCGCACGTCTTCAAGGTCGAAGGCGGCTATGTGGATCATCCTGCCGACCCGGGCGGCGCAACAAACCTCGGCGTCACTCAGGCCACTCTCCGGGCTTGGCGCAAGCGCCCCGTCTCGAAGGCAGACGTGAAGGCGCTCAAGCATGACGAGGCCACGGCGATCTACAAGGCCCAGTATTGGGACAAGGTAGCGGGCGATGCTCTGCCTGCCGGTCTGGACTATGCCATGTTTGATTTCGGCATCAACTCCGGGCCGCGCCGGGCTGTCCAGTTTCTGCAACGGATCCTCGGCGTCAAGGATGATGGCGTGATCGGCGTGATGACGCTTGAAGCTGTCGCCAGCCGCCCGGCGCTCCAGTTGATCAAGGAACTGTGTGACGCTCGCCTCGCATGGCTTCGCAAGCTCAAGACATGGGGCACGTTCGGGAAGGGCTGGACCCGCCGAATTGAACACGTCCGCGCCACGGCGATTTCGTTCGTCAGGCATGAGCCCGCGCCGGAGCCCAAGGCCAGCCAGCCGACGACGCGCCAAGAGCCTGAGAAGAAGATCACAGAGACGCTGAAAGACCCGGCAACATGGGGTCCGCTCACTGGCCTATTCTCCGGCCTCGGTTCGATCCTGTCCGGATCCGGCCCGGTCCAATGGGCTCTTGCGGCAATCATGGTCATGGGCTTCGGCGTCGGGATCTACCTGCTGGTCAAGAAACTGCAGAAGGATGATGTCTGATGGGCTGGCTTGCCTCGCTCATTCCGGGCGTCAACTGGCTACAGCTTGGCGCTGGCGCGGTTCTCGGCATCGCTTTGGCATCCGCCCCCATCTATCTCTACGGCTCTCACAAGGGCGCTGTGGCGGAACGCAACGCGGCCCGTGCGGCGGCTGCAATCGAGATGATCAATCGCATCGAATCCATGGAGAAGAACAATGAAGCTTTCCGCGATCTCCCGGCTCGTGAGCGTTGTCTTGCTTTCATGCGGGATAGCGGCTTGCCAGTCGAAAAGTGTGACGACTGACGGCTCTGGTTATCAGTTCACACGGTTCTCTGATCCTGCCGCCGCTCGACTTGCATCGCAGGACGCGACCGCAGGGCCGGCCATTGCGTCGAACAATGCGCAGTGCCGCAAGGACCGCGCCTGCCGCAAATAACCAGCGGGCCGACCTGAGATTGCGCCTCGGGCCGACCCTGACCACGCCAGCCGATAGGAGGCCACCATGGCTAAGACAGACACTCTCACGCCGGGGGTAAAGCAATCATGAATGCGGGAGCCATTCTTCTTTTCGTGGTGCTGGTCGCCTTCGTCGTGATGGGCGGGGTGATCCTGTCATGACGGACACGACACGGGAACTGCTGGCGACGATCGCTGAGCAGGTCAGGGGCCTGAACACGAAGCTCGACGAAACACGGTCGGACATGCGTGGATATCAGGACAAGTCCGACAAGAGTCGCGCCGTCGTGCACAAGCGGCTGGATGACATGAATGAGGAAATGCACGACTTCCGTCTGACATCTTCCACCCAGGCATCCGCGTTTGAAGCGCTGAAAAAATCCGTGGCCGATGTGCAGGCCGTGACCGATGACGTGAAGAACATGCGCCAGCAAGCGCAAGGGGCAGGATCTCTCGGCCAGGCATTGCTGAGGCTTGGAGGCTGGGTGCTTGCCACGGCCGGATGGGCTGTTGGCGTCTACACCTACTGGACCGGCCGCCCGCCGCCCTGACCTGATCGGCTGCATTCCGTAGCCGTTGCCCGCCGGTGCTCACCGGCTTCTCGACGTACATGTCACATGGTAAGAGCCTCACGTCCCGCCGGGCGTGGGGCTCGATTTGCGTTCATGGGCTATGGAGCGCCACGATCAAGCCAGCATTTGACGGCAGCGGCAACCGGACCGGGAACGCTGTCATTGGTCACATACCGCCATATTTGTGTGCGGTCGATGCCAAGATGCTGAGCGAGCGCGGATTGCCACCCGCGCTCGCCAAACAGTCGCATACCGGCCTCTTTCAGTTCTTCACCTGTCATTTTCGAACTCGGTAATGAACCGGATCACCGATTCCGAGAACCCGTCGATGTGGGTCCAACGACCATAGCCGACGCCATTTCGGCTCGACGCCACATTAATCATGTAGGGTCGGTCAGCGACAGGATCCGGAACGCGGTCATGGGACTGCTCATCGGTGATGACGATCAAGCGATCATGCTTGACCTCCCGGTTGATTGCCTCAACAGCCGCGCCAAGATAGGTGCCACCATGGGGCTGTGACCGGACAACCGCATCAACGCCAGCCATTCCGCGACGGGGCGGCACTTCGACCACCTGATGCGAAAACGTGAAGACGCGAACATCACCGTTGATGACCGACGCCAGAGCCGCAGCAGCATCCATGCGCGTCATGTCGGACTTGGCAGACAGTCGCTCGCCCATTGATCCGGACACGTCCACGAGGATGGCTGTCACCCCCGACAGTCGCGGACCCGACGCAACAGCTTCACAAAGCGCCTGATCAATGACCGGCTCCAACTGAGGGCAGGCACGGGCGGCGGCGACATAGCGGAAGGGGAACACCAGATCGGCACCCTTGCGGGCAACGATGGCATCCTTGATCAGAGCCATGTCGCACCCGGCATCGACCATATTGCGCAGGTTGCGCAGCACGGCGAGATAACCAAGCTTGCCTTCTCGGATCAGACGCTCGAACGTCTCGCGCTTATCCGCGCCGCCCGACAGCCCGACTTCCCAAGTGTCAGGGGTTACCAGCGAGCGTTCAGCAACGCGCTTGAACAGTGCTTCCTGCTCGGCATCCTTCGGCTTCGGATGGGTGAGAAACAGCACGTCGCGAAGGCGCACCGGTCCGTCACGATCATACTTCGCAAGCTGGTATTCCGAGAACTTCCCGAACGCATGAGCGAGCCCAAGCTTCATCTGCTTGGACAGGGGGCGCTTTCCATCCCTCCAGTAGATCGACACCAGTTCTGCCATTTCGTCGGCGCGGCGGATCGTCTGGGCAACCGTATCAGCCACACCAGCCCCGCCACGGCGGATCATGTCGGTGAGCAACAGCAGAGGAACATGCCGCAGCCCATGGACGTTGCGGGCCTCGATTGCGAGAGCCGAGACGGTTTCGGCGTTGCACTGCGCAGCGGATTCGATGATGCGATCAGCAATGGACTTGCCGTCCTCATAGAATTCCTTTTCCCAGAGGAGGCAGGAAAGCACCGACCGGCGCAATGCCTGGTCAGGTGAAATGCGCTTTGCGGGCGCGCCCTCATGGGTGTATTCTCGGGGGATTGCAGAGGCGGTATTCAGGCGCATGATCTATCTCCAGATAGCGCCGAATGGATAAAACTGCATGGCGGGAACAGGCGCGCCCGGATATTATGCGCTCTACCAACTGAGCTACATCCGGCTTGCGCCGAACGACTGGACTCGAACCAGCGACCTCATCCTTAGCATGGAAGTAACCGACCGCTACACCACGCCATGCAGTTTCAAACCATTCGGGAACAAGCGGCAACGGGATGGTTTCATAGCAAGAAGTACCCGTAACCTTCACCACGATTGGCATGCTCTGCTTAGCACATACGTTGCAGATTGCAACACAAGTTTTTCACATTTTGTGGTAAGAGCGCCGTGGCCCCGCCGGGTCGCGGCGCTCATAATGCGTTTTAGGCTGAGGGGCGCGTTCCGGGTTTCGCAATATAATCAATGCGGGGTTTGGGAGGCTGCGGGGCGGCAAGCGTCTGATTTTCCAAAATTATCCTACACCCGTCGTCCGCACCA